CCTGAACTCACATTGGTTCCTGCGGCGGCGTGATGAGTGTTGACGACCTCGTCAGAGTGTCATACGATGGGGTCGTCAACTTAATAACGAGTAGGGAGAGTGTCATGGGTCGTGAAGTAAGAATGGTTCGCGCTGATTGGGCTCATCCAACCGATGGTTTTTACGCCAATGGTGAGGTTCGTTACGTGTCTTTATATGACGGTCGGGACTTCGCCGGGCGGCTCGCCGACTGGGAATCTGAATGTGAAAAATGGAACGCAGGCGAATATCCAAGCTACGCAAGCGATGAAAATAAATCGATGTCGTACGCTGAGTGGGCGGGTGATCGTCCGGTTAAATCGGACTACATGCCTCAATGGGCCGACGCGGAACGTACACATTTGATGATGTACGAAACAACGTCCGAAGGTTCGCCGATCAGTCCAGCATTTGAAACACCTGAACAGTTGGCGCGTTGGTTGGCTGATAATGGTGCGAGTTCGTTCGGTGACAGTACCGCCAGTTACGAAGCGTGGTTACGTGTAGCTCGCGGTGGGTATGCACCGTCTGCGGTCATCATCAATGGTGGTGAAATGCAAAGTGGTGTTGAGGGTCTGACACCATGACTTACTACGACGAAGGTTGGAACGCATTTATTAACGGTGACGCGTTCAACGCCACGGCGGCGTTTGACTGGCGCAGCGGTTGGAAAGACGCTGAACTCGCGACCAAAAAGTATGGCGTTCAGAGGTCTATCTGATGACCAACGCGACCATAACGTTCAAGGGTGCCAGTCGTGCGACGCTGTCAAAGATCGCACGTGACGCGCTCCAGGCTGTCGGGTTCGTGTGCAGCGATATGTTCTACAACGACGCACATCAGAACGAGAGTTTCGTCGTGCAGAATCCACGTAAAACCGAGAAGGAGTTGGGGCGATGATGACCGCCAGGGAGTGTTTCAAGCTCGCGTATGGTGCGACCCGTCTGGCGTGGAACGCTGACACTCGTATCGGGTGGGTCGGCCCGCAAGCGATTACCCGGGCCGTTGAGTATGCAGCGTGTGAGCGGGGCGACCCGTTGGCGCGTCATTTCCCGGGTCGTATCTTGCGGATACTCGAATATAAGCGTGACCGTATCGCCCTTCCCTGGGTGTATCAATCATACAACTGCCGCTGCGTTGTAAGACCAATCGAGGTGAGTGATGAAATGTGAGAACTGTGGCGAGGATGCATGGCGCGAAGACTGCGACGTCGGCGTCGGGATCATTTACGGTCCGTGGGGATGTTCTTGTGGTTGGTCGGAAGATCCACGCTATAACGTCCTTGACGGTCCCAAAACTACCGATCTCGGCGGGACCATCGATCAATGGGGCGGTATTACACCGAAACAGTGATGAACCACATTCGTAAATGTCTGGAATACGCCCGACGCGCCAAATCAGAAGGGAACGTCGGGTTGCATCGGTTTTATCTTCATAAGGCTCGACAGTACGTCGGGTTCTACCGTATCACACCGCAATAGCGCCCATCCCCGCACGATGACGCAGGCGATAGAACTGCTGACCGTACACTGTAAAGGTCAGCCAGTCGTCGCCCACGTCCATCATTTTCGGCACGCGATACGCGATAGCCTCATCACCTACCGACTTGCTGGCAACGTTCAACCGTGCCTCAGAGTTAGGATCGGCGGTCACACCGGCAGTACCGTAGTTCGTGCTGAGCCAGTGCGCAGCGAAGTAGAACATGCCACGACGCTTGAAGTTGTGGCACTCGTCCTCGTACGCACCCCAACGACTTGAACCCGTCTCCGCGTCAGCCTCACACAGCGCGCAACTGATCAGGGTGTCAGGCCATTTGACCGGGTCGGTGAACGCCTGGAACTCAGCCCGAAAGCTGTCAATCATTGCTTGGGTGATGATCATGATGTGTAGTCCGTGTTAGGGAAATCGGGGTCACCCTCGTACCAAGTCAGATACGACGTGACACGCTGTACCGCGCCCGAATCGTTCGTGATCCGCTGTAGGTACGTGGTGTTAGGGCGTAGTACTCGCTCAATACCGGTGACAGAATAGGTGCTGAGGCTCGAGTTACCTTGACCCGCTGAACCCACATCGAATGTCGGGGCGCCAAACTCCGTACCGACCGCTGTTACCGTCGTACCTGATCGGATAACCACGCCGCCGACTACCGGATCCTTATCGTTCAGGTTGAAATACGGGACGATTGTACCACCGCTGTGCGTAGGTGCGCGATAGACACGCGTGGTGATGCTGGTCCCGTTGAACTTCACGATGCGACTTTTGATGATGACGGGGAGGGGACCGGTGATGAAAATCGTATCAATGTTCGTACCATCAGCGAGCGCGGCGGTGTTACTGGCGACCTCGTACTGAACACCTTTCTTCACGTTTACCGACGTGTAGTCCTGAGACGTGAGTGCACGCAATCCGTTGGTAATGCGCAGGAACATTGCGTCCAGCGATAGTACATCTTTGAAGGCCATGGCGTGGTCCCCTGTCAAGTTCAACACAGGATAGCATGACAGACGGCACACAGTAAGAAGCCCCGTTTTGCACGCTCAGGTGTCGGGGCTGTGTTGTAGGTCTCGGAAGGTTTAGAGACGCTCCGAGTCGTCTTGTAGCACCGGAGATTTGAGCATCGTTGAGAGGCTTACCGGTTTGGCGCTGGTTGTACGTTTACGAGTTCGCTTTGTCAATCTCGGACTGGATGCGAGCAGCGTCCCATTTTTTATCGACCTTGATACCGAGTAACATCGCTTCGTCGCGCAGGGAATCCACATCATCGGACTCAGCCGGGGTCATGCGAGTCAGGTCGCCAGTATTGAGCAGGTTTTTGACGAAGTCGGACTTAGTTAGGTGGTCCGGGATATCTACGGACGGATTATCCCCTGGCTTTATGTCGTAGAACTCGGTGTACCCACCCTCGGTCATCGGCGCGTTAATGGTGATCAATCTGCGGGAGTTATTTCTCAGGAGCATGCTCGTTTACCTATTGAGTGAGGAAAGTGGGACCATTGTCGACCGACTTGACGAATTGGTCAATAGCAGATACGATCCAGGCGTGGATAGGAGGCATCCGATAAGGCGTTTAGTCAACGCTTTCCACAACCCCTTCGACTACCTTCTGACCGAGGTTCAGCATGACCCGTAGGATTCCTCAAGATGTGCGCGAACGACAACTCAAAGAGCTTGCCGAGGTTGACGGTTATACGTTTGTCGGATGGGTTGAGGGATACCGCGGTACACGTAGTCAGATCATCATGCGGTGCACCGAACACGGCGATTGGGTGTCGAACGTAAACGCATTTATAGACGCATCGAAACGTTGTCTATCCTGCAGTGGCAAGCAACACATCCCCCAAGACGTACGAGAACGACAACTCCGAGAACTTGCCGAGGCTGACGGTTATACGTTTGTTGGGTGGGTCGACGGTTATAAGAATGCCTATAGTAAGGCAATCATGACGTGTGCGGATCATGGTCAATGGTCTGTAGCTATAGGTCACTTCATAAGCAACAAAAGTAGATGTCCAGTATGTGGGAACATCACCAGTGGTGACCACCAAAGAATACCAATCGATGTGCGAGAAAAGCAGTTAACCACATTGGCGGAAATCGATGGGTATACTTTCGTCGGATGGGATGGTGTTTATTCAGGATCCAGGAGCCGAATGATAATGAAATGTCCCGAACATGGTGAGTGGTCAACGACAGTCACCATGTTTATTCACGGCGGTAACCGCTGCGCATCGTGCGCCGCCTGCGGATACCAGTCGTCGCTCGCCGGAACATTGTATGCGCTTCTATCCGAATGCAAGTCATTGGTTAAAATCGGAATAACCAACAAACCGTCACAACGTCATAATCAATTGACTAATGCCACACCTTTCAATTTTTCCGCCTACAGGCAACTCCATTGCGAAGACGGTGCGGTCCCACCAATGTTGGAACGTATGTTTCACGATGAATTCCCGTCAGCCAATCTACGTGGCTTCGACGGCGCTACTGAATGGCGCCAAATGTCTCCGGACGTCACCACTTGGCTTGACCTTTTGGGCGCTCAATAAAAAACCCCGCCGAAGCGGGGCTTATCAAGCATTTACTCTAGATCGAATCGCGATAAGCCGCGCTGAAAAGGTATCTCACTTCAACCCCCGAAGTTTTATATTCGGCGGGTACGAACACGTTCAGGCCGCGCATCTGCGGAGCCAGGGCGCGCCATGGGATAGGATTTACCATGCCCAGGTTCTCGTCGTTGAGTTCGTACGCCATCATCCGGTCTTTGGAACCGTTCGACACGCCACCGGCGGCGAGTTGTGCGGCGGACAGTTGCAGACGTGGAACCACGCGCAGTTCACGACCGGTCAGGTTCTTGTACAAGTTGTTACGCAGGAAGAACTCCAACACGGTGGTGTCGGTACCGGTTTCCATACGCTTGCTGGAGATGAACGCGTAACGCGCCGAATCCATAACCAGTACGTTCGGTACGTGAACGTTGGCCGAGTTGATCCACACCTTAGTCAACAGGGTGTTCATGTCCTGAACGATCTGGTTACCAGTAGTGGCGGCGTTGTACCAGTCGACAGTCGACGAATCGAGCTGAACGTTGGCGTTGTTGAACAGGCCGGTCATGTTGCGAGCGGCGTCACCGAAGTAAGCCACGCGCTGGATGTGTTCCTGCGAACCACGGAACGCAGCCTGAGCCTTGGTGGTGTCCAGCGGGATGCGCAGTTGTTGCGACTTGCGCAGCTCGTCCAGGCTGTAATCGTAGCTGTTACCAGCGTAACCGATTGGCACCGAGGTTTTGTTCGCGGCGATGGCAACGTTCGGCAGGTCGTCGGCGCTGGAGCCGATAAACTTACCGACAGTCACTGCGTCGTAGGAGATGTAGTCCCACGAATCGGCCCATTCCGGGATGTTGGTGTTGACCGGGATCAGTTCGGCGAAGGTGATGGCGGTGTATTTCGCTTGGTAAATCTTAGCTTCAAGATTCGCCAGCTGCGAAATGTAGAACGCCAGACCGTCATCCACGGTTGGGAGACCGTCGGTGAACGTCACTTGGTGACCTTTGGCGAGACCGTTGCGTTCAGCGTATGCATCGGCTACGGCTACAGAAATCTTAGTGCGCTGAGTCATGATCAGCCCCCGATGTTCAGAGAAATTTTAGCCAGCGCACCGGCACCCGCCGAACTGGTCCATTTTGCATCTGGTACGAGTACCGCCAGAGTACCAGCAGCACCGACAACGTTGGTGAACTTGCCTTGGTTGGTACCAGTACCGTCACCGACGATCAGGTAAACCGGTTGGTCTTTGGTCACTGCGACGAACGCGGTCACCCAGATCTCGCCCGAGGTCACAACGGTCATGTCGTACTTCGCGACTGCGCCGACGACATCGGTAGCGGTGTAGGCGCGGTTCAGCTCACGCTTGATGACGCCGACGAAGTTCGCAGCGGTGGATGCAACGACCGGCACTTTCGCACCGTCGTCGCCGTCGGTCACAACGCCAGTACCGTAAGGGATGTTCACGGTGCCTTTGTTCAGCTTCGACACGCTGTTGAGCAGTTGGAAACCAGTGGCAACCATACCCGCATACGCGACGCCGTGGTTAATCGCATTGCCGCCTTGTACGCTCATTGCTGCGCTCCTTTCCAGGCGTTGGCCTGAGATTCTTTGTAGGTGTTGTACGCGTCGACGGTTGGTGTGGCTTTGTCAGCGGTGGACTTGCCCGACGCATCTTTGGCCAGTGCAAGCAACTGACTCAGAACGGTCGCGGTGTCACCAGTAACAGTTGTCGTGTCACCCTTTACTGGTTCGGACGGCTCGGCTTCAGCAGCCATGTCGAACGATGCCTGGATGTACGCCGGGGACTTCGCAGCCCAGTCAACGGATGGACGCTTGACAAGCAGTGCAGCGCGCATCACTTCGGTCGGGTCGACGCTATCGCAGGTGAACGCATCGCCAGCCACTTTACGAGCGGTGGTGTTCAGCGCACCCAGAGCGGCCACACGGGTTTTAATCGCGTCGTCGCTGCCCAGTGCCAGAGCGGCGGTCAGTTTCTCGGCGTTACCGTCGGCAGTCGCTTGAGCTTTCTCGGCGGCGGCTTCAGCAGTGGTTGCGCGCAGGGTCAGTCGGTCGAACGCGTCGGCGACTACCTGAGCGCTTGTAGGGTCAGCGACATCGACGCTTCGCCCGCTATCAAGTGTAATGAATACAGACATAGTGATGCCTCTGGTTGGGTTGTTATCGAACAGCTTTACGGATGGACCCCCGCGAGCCCTGTCTACCAGGGCGACGTGGTTAATCTTGATATCGCTTTGAACGTAGTCATATGGTTCGCCGTCGGCAGTCATACCGGGCGCTTCGGTGTACACAGCGGTATAACCGACGCTGAGTTCACACTTGCCCATGTTCAGAGCGTTGATGGCCGCTTTATCTTTGACGATCAGGTCGCATTGAACGAAATCGCCGTCGCGTCGACCAACGCCACGCACCACACCAGCGGAAACCTTTTTAAAGTTCTCACTGTTGACGAGGCCGTCAGGGTGGTTTACAGTGACGTCAACGCCATCGAATGAGGCGAGCGATTCATCTTTGAACACTTCTTCAGCAGGACGGTACACGCGGATGATGCGATTCGGATCGCCAGGAAGGCCCAGTTCACGAGCGAGATATTCTTGAATGCCAGTACGTGCGACGTTACCCGGAACGCGCAGAAATCCCTCGTCGGTGTATTCACGACGAGTGACGCGATAGCTTGATCTGTCACAAACGATGATCGGCATTAACTGATCCACATGACCCAATGCGGGCAATCATAACCGTTAACAATGAATGAGGCAAATATGAACCGATCCGACGCGTTGCAATATGTGGTCGACCATTTGGACGACTGGAATTTATTAACCATTGGTCCGCTCCTTCTCGGTTCAGAGGGCGTGCAGTTCTGTTACCACGCCAATGGTGAACTGACTGGGTGGCCGTTAGCAAGTGAGTGGCGGATCAACCGTGACGAGTGGTTGGAAGCTCGCATGTCGATACCACTACCAGTCGCCCCAACACCACGCATCGCTGCTCACGAGTTCCTAGAGCGTGGCGTCAAGCACATGCGTGACAGGGCGGTGCAACGTGACAGTGATGCGGGTGAACGGTCGATGGCTCGCGCTGTGGCGGCGTTCAACGCCCAGGAAGGGACGAACCTTACCGAAGCGCAAGGGTGGCGATTCATGATCCAACTCAAGTACGCCCGGGCGGTGAATGGCGTGTTCGTGGCGGATGATTACGAGGACATGTGCGCGTATGCGGGACTGGCGGGGGAGGCTGCACAATGAGTGACATTCTGACGTTCACCAGCGATTCGGCACCCGACGATGACGAGTACGAATCGCCAAACGGGTCAAAGTGGATCGTTGCTGTTGATACCACGGGCTTCGTGACCATCCTCCAAGCGCCAAACATTCACTATTCGTTCTTTGACTGCGGCGCGTGCGCTGAAGATATTGGTCTACCGTCCGAGGTTTGTGACACTGAAGCGGGCGTATATGAGTGGACGTGTAATTACTCGCAGTCTATCGATTGGGAATCGGGACATGCTGACGGCGGCGAGTTCGATGTGATCGCCAAGAAACTGCTGTTCAGTCCCGAAAACGATATCGAGAAAACAGTCCGCAAACAAATCGCCGATGCACTTCGGTCGTCTGCTTTCATGTTCTGCAATGTCAATCCCGAAGACGTGGTTACGGTCATCGAATTCGGGCCCGGTACACTCACGGAGTGTCTGACCCGTAAGTCCGCTCACCGACCCTCCTGAAACGCTTTAACCTTCGAGTCCGGGACGGCTACCGCAACACAGCGGCACTGGTAGTCCGATCCTGGCTGTAGGGGTTCACCCTTGTCACTCAGCGGTAAATCGTCCCACCGGTACACACCCTTCCCATAGTCGGTCACCTTGTCCGCGATCTCACGGTGGCGATGGCGCACGCGCTGATCGTGACTGTCGACCCAACGGAAGTACATAAAGCCCGCTGCGGTCTGCTTACGCTTGTTCAATTCCCCCTGAACCTTCGCCTGTTGATCTCGTGCAATCATTTTCGCCCGACGCGACGTAACGCCGAATTGCTGTGACAACGCCTTCTCGATATACGACGGTCGCATACCGGCGCGCATGTTCGTCATGACTATGTTCTGCACCTGTTCCAGATATTGCGCAGGGATCGACGTGATGAGCATGGCGTTCTGGAACGTCGCGGCTTCCAGATAGTCACGCGCCTGTTGCGAGTTGCTGAACACGTCGATACCGACCGACCGTCGCCCGCGACTGTTAACGCTGACCTGGGTGCGTACGAACTCCGACGCGATTGATTCAGCGGCCTGACGTGCGGGAGGGGATAGCCATTTACCGATGAGGAACTGTAACGCCCTGGCAATCGTGTCGGCCCAACCGTCGAGCGTGGGTGTCGAGTCCTGAACGTATTCGGGCGCGTACTGTTTCACGAGCGGAACGATCACCTCGTCGATGTCACGTTTGACTGCTCGGGCGATTCGTTGGAGTGCTGCGTTATATCGAACCATGTATTGACGAGTCCGTCAGATAGCGTTACAGTTGGCTCACATTAACACAACGGTACGGAGTAACGACATGGTTGACTGGAGTAAGGCGCCCGAATGGGCAATCGCGTACACAACGGATGGTGCATGGTTGGGTGAAAATGGTTACAACTTTCTCGAGCGGGGTGGCGATATTCCATGTCACCCATTCGTCAAGGAAGGCCACTCGCTGGAAAGCTTCGTGATTTACGAACATCGCGGTGCGCCGGGTATCACACTACGCGACGCTGTCGACCCAGCCACCCCAACACTCGAAACGATGCTGACCGAATGGCGCGACCTTGAAGCGCGTGCCCAGGCTGCACAAGCGGAAGCCGACGCGCTGTTTGAACACGCTGGTCAATGCCACGGTGAGATCGTTGTGCGGCTCGCTGAACTCGGTTGGGGTGCACCACGGGGTCCAATGGTTCAGGGTGAGCCGGTTGTGACGTTGGATACACCGTTGGACATTACTGACTGGCGTAACTTACGTCCGGGCGACATCATTGAATGCCTTCCCAATGATGGTTATTGGGAAGGTTGGATAGTCGGAACCGAAGCGGTGGTCCTCGACGTCGAACTCCGTGATTATGAGGGTGATCTACCCATCAAAGCCGGCATTGAGGGAGCTGAGGGTAGATACTCGTGGGGTAATGAATTCCGTTTCATCAGCCGCCCATCAACACAGCCATAGCCGAGTCGTGTGATACACCGTCGCGGGTCATGGCGGTGTAAGCACTCATGAACGCGTCAGTCGATAACGCTGGCGCCTTCTCTTCAACGACCGGTTCGGCTGGCATGTTCGGCTCTTCCAACCCTTCCAGTTCCTCGATGTCCTCGTCGTTGAACTGATACGCCTCTTCAGACTGGAGACGGCGCTGAATCTGACTCACCTGAACCACACCGGCATCGAGATACGCGATATCTGTATCAGCGCGTGACTTCGCGGCTGTCGCCATCGCCACGGTATCGGGCTGGTCGAGCGGGTTCCAGACGTAGTTGTAATCCTCCGGCCAGTACCCCAGCGCCGAACGTACCAACACCTGATCGAGTGAGCGTAGGCCCGGGTCGAGCTGCGTCAATTGCTTAGAGCGGATCGAATTCTTGTAGTTGGTGTTATCACCTTCACCGGTGGCGTTCAAACCCTTAGCGGACGTACCGAACAGGCGAGTGACCGGGATATCGGCAGCACCACTGATCCACGTCATCAGGGTTTCAAGTACTGGAGCAACCCCGGCGAGGTCCAGGGTCTTACGGTCGTACGTCTCGTCACCGTCGAGCAACGCCATCTGCACGAGTGACTTCATCTGACTGAACAGGGTGTAACGGTCGATAATCGCCGAGTCCTGATCGCTCGCCAGCTCATCGCTCAAGCCCACACGGGTAATCACATCGACGTTCGCTTCCTGCATCAGCTCAGCGATACCGTCTTTACTCGCGACAATGTCCATGATGTCTTCGAGACACTTACGCAGCTCCGAGTCGCCCCAGCCTTGCGTTTGTGCACGTTGACGGCGTGGCAGCTTGGCGCCCATGAAACGCGCAAAGTGTGACCAGTGAACCTGTTGCCCGCCACCGTTGATGGTGTAGAACTCTGGTTCGAGGTAATTACTGGCGAGTACGTTCCAGGTGTTGAGTGTCATCGCTTGCATGTCGAAGCGGTCGAACACGATCACACGTTGTAGGCTGCCCTTGCGCACGAGGTTCAGGTTGAGCGGTTTGGTCAAGTCCTGACCGGTGATCATGAGAATACCGCCACCACCGTACAGACGTGCCCAGCTCAGCGCCTCGTTACAGTCCATCGGGATGTGGAGTCGATCCTCTTCGGCGCGGATCTCGTCAGCACCGTCACACTTGATCGTGCGCCATTCACGTGTCATGTCCTCGGCGGGAATGTCCACGATTTGACGGGCGAGCCACGACGACTGATAGGCCGCGTCCCACTGTGCCCAGGCGTTGAGCAGGGCATAGCTAAACTGGTTGTGCGAACGTTTCGCCTTTGCGGTGCCGAGACCGGAAGCGACGTTCACGAGTCCGTCGGTAGTGGCTGGTAAAGTCATGTTGACAAGCCCGTCATAGTGTCATATGCTCCAGTGTATCTTAAACGTGGCACAGAGGGGAAATAGGTATGAATTGGGAAGACATGCAGGTTGGTCAACAGGTTAGGTTCGTGAAATTTACCGGTACGCCGGGAACTTTGAATTATCACGATCATTGGGCTTTCACACCTGGGGGTGTGTACCACGTCGTGGACAGGAATGGTTGTGTAGGTCCGGCCGACGACGAAGGTGACGTACCCAACGAAAACTGGGGTTTCGAGTTCGAAATCAACTCATAACATATCCCCCACCGCGACCCGGTTGTTGTGAAGCATCTGAGAGATGGCGTCACACATCGGGTCGATCATGTCATCGTGAGCGTGCGTATCGTCAGCGGTGAACGCCTCACATTCCGTAATGAAATCGTGCACCCAGGGTGCGTCGGCGGGGATCTTCACGTACCCGGCTTCGATGTAACCCTGTACGTCCATCACACGCGTCAGCTTGTTTGAGGCTGGACCGCGTGGTATCGGGCGTACGGGGATCTTCGGCTTGATCACTTTCTGAATCTTCTGAATCAGTTCCGTACCTGACGACTTGTCCTCGACGGCCATGAATCGCAGGCGACCCGTGTGTGACGTCCTGTGCTTGTTCCAGAAGTCAGGGATACGCACCTCAAGCTCATACGCCTGGAACTTCTCACGCAGCACGTCGAGCAGGTATAGATACCCGTCATCGCCCAACCCCCAGCACTCGGCGACCTGATAGTCGTTATGCTGTTTCGCCTTCTGTGCGGTGTCGACGAATACGGCTCGCCACTTCAGCGGCGGTACGACGGTGTAACGTCCGAACCATTCGCCGCGCAGGATGCCGCCACCGAGCGGGGAGGGGCGTTGCTGCATCTGACTGGCGAACATGTACGAGTTCTTCGCCTTCATCGCCCTGAGCGCGTCCAGGGAGTGTTTCGAAGGCCACAATGCCGACTCGTGGTCGGTACCCTCATCGACGATTGCGCTCAGTACGAGATGACGGAATTTGTATTCACTGTCGCGCAGCAGCATCCCGCAAAAATCGTCTTCGTGAATCCGCTGCATGATCACGATGCACGGCGTCTTCGTGGAGTTGAAACGTGACTTGATCGTTTCGTCCCACCGACGGTTCACGGCCTTACGCATCGGATCGGAGTAGGCGTCGTCGGGCTTGAGTGGGTCGTCGATGATGATCGCGCCGCCGAACCCGTTGTCACCCTCAAAGTCGTCGATCTTGCCCGCACCGAAGCCCGTGATAGGCCCACCAGCGGACGTTGCGTAGAACACACCGCCTTGCTCAGTCGCCCACGCCTTCTTGCTGTCCTTGTTCGACTTGATGGTCAGCTCGGGCCACAACTGAGCGAACTCAGCGGACTTCATGATCGTCTTGACCGTTTCGGAGTTATCCAGCGCCAGGATGTCAGCGTACGACAGGTGGATGAACTCACACTTGGCGTTCTTCACGTAACACCACGCCACGAACATTTTCACCGCCAACTCGGTTTTCGAGTAGCGGGGCGGCATGTTGATGATCAGGTGGGTGGTGCGACCCTCGTACACGTCCATCAACGCATCACAGATGACGTGATGGTGTTCGCTCAGTACGAATTTCGAACCCTTGACGACCTTGAAGAAGTACCGAACGAAGTATTCGAAACTTTCCTCACAGGCCAGTCGGAGAAGAGTTGCGTCAGTAGCGTTGAGTTTATTAAAACGACTCATTGAACGCTTTCTTAAAATCGAGGACTTGTTGGGGAGTTACGTTAGTTGCAACTGCACCAGTCACTTCAACTTGTTGGGGTTTATTATAACCTTGGAGTTCGGCAATCTGTTTCATTGCAGCGATCTGACTATGGGTTTTAATTTTCAACCCGTCTTTACCAGCGGTAAGTTCGCTGATTAGTGCAGTACCTGCGCCAGTCATATCAGAAGTATCTTTGAAAGCCCAACCAGCTTGCGCAACAACTTCACCCGTTTCTTCGTCGATGAGTGGGTTGTTATGCAGCGAGATAACATCGTCGATCTTGGTACGAGCGATAGAACTTAAACGCTCTAACATTTCCTCACGGGACATTACCGAACTTGCAAGTTTCGCAGCGCTCGATTCGATAAGTTCCGAACGGAAAGATTTGACGAAGGCGTCAACCATACGATTGCTTACGATCTGACTGGCCGACCGATCCATCGCATTTTCCGTCTTCGCCTTACCACCAGCACGACGATACGCCTCACGCTGCGACAACCCTTCGAGTACCCCAAGCGCCACACCTTGCTGCAAACGAGTCAGGGCGTGGAATGCCGAGACCTGTCCGTCGCTCAGTTCGATGGTGCGGTTGTCGATGGTGATCAGCATTGCGGAAAGCCTTGCGGTTGAGGTCACACGATTGTCGCCGCCGCTGACAGGCGAGTCAATCTCAACGGGTCGTTACCCCGATAATCTGATCCGGGGTATTTATCGGGGTATGTCGTAAGTCCTTGTATTTACTACTAATATATATTTTATACCCCGATACCCTTAATAAATAATATTAGTAGTAGAGTAGTAATGTATATGAGAATACATATCATTATATATAATATCGTATGGCTGAAGAGTGAGATCGATACGGGGTATTCGGGTAAACCCGCTACAGGCCACGTAATCCGTGGCTTCCAGGCTACCCCGGATAGTTTGCGAGTTCCGGGGTACGGGGTATACCGGGGTACGAAATAAATCATTTTTGAGCGAGATAATTTATTTTTAATTTTATTTCACCCGAAAATGAGCCAAAAATAAATTACTGAAAATTAACTGACGTCGAGATAATTATAAATCGATTAAATTTTAACCAGATGTCAACCAAAAATAATTAAAAGTCGACAGCGATAAATTACTGGAAATTAAAAAACCCGCCGAAGCGGGTCGTGTGTCACTGCCTGGATCGTCTCTTTCGACACGATTTGCACCACGCACCACACCCTGAAGCGCGGTCGTCGTCCGTCCAATACGACTCAAGCTCACGGGCTGTCCCACACAGGTTGCAGCGCTTCGCCAGGATTCCCCCGATGCTGATCATCTGCCCCGACATGAATAAGTCCACATCGGTCGGTGGTAGTGCCTGACGGATAGTTTCACGGCGCACACCATATAACATCGCGACACGTCGGCGAGACCCGAGTCGATACATATGGAACTGAAGTTCTGATTTAGTGGCTGTTAACATAGCGCTGCAACTTCCCAGGTTCGATACCCATTATACGACCCAACTCTTTCCAAGTTGCCCCGGCTTCCTTAAGTCGTTTCATCCGTGTCAGTTGATATGCGCTCAGCAACTTGGAATCGTACACTGTAGTCGTCTGGTAACGCTTGCACTGGTTGTAACCGACCGCACCCAGCGCAGACCGCACTAGATACACTGTGGACTTACAGCGAGTCGCCACAGTGTGCCAAGGGAGCCCCGACTCACGTAGTTCAATCGCCCGGTCCGTATCGATCTCGATGAGACTAGTCACAGCACACCAGCCAGCGCCAGGAGCGCATCAATCGTAACGACGTGAGCCGCGTGCAAGTCAGCCCGTTTAAGGTAATGCTTTACGTCACTGTGACGCAGTCCCGAGTCCTCGGCATACGACTTCAGGTTCGTCACAGCGTTGGCGTGATACGCCCGCAGACCCCACAGGTGTTCAATCAGTTCAGGGCTCATTTCTTGCAGATAGGCTTCGCCGCTCTCCACTTCTTGACGCTCAGGCAACACCGATACCGGCGCGGGCTGCGAGGCGCGTGGTATCAGGATTGCAGAACCAACAGGGTAATAATCAGACGGCCCCATGTCGGGATGCTCTAATGCGTTGGCGTCACGAATTTCAATCCAGCGCTTCTCATCCTTGAGCTGTCGAGCCGCCATTCCAGCAAGGCTTTCGGCGGGCTGGGTGATGTAGGTTTTATACCCACCATTCAGCCGCTCGATTTCGGCCGTCAGCCGCTCGATGGCGGCTTTAGCTGTTTCCAGTTCAGCTTGTGCAATCGCCACATCAGCGGCGCACTTCACTGCGTTGAAATCCGGGACTGCATAGCCGGCCATGCGGTGCTCAAGCATCAGCCAAACGAAGTTATATTCGGGCCAGTCTTTCTCGACCACGACGCAATCCACGCGGGCTCCATCGAATTTTTCCAGCATTGTTGGAACTAGCGTCCATTGCTGGTCATTCAGCTTTTTGTATTTGATAACCGCGTAACGATCTTCGCGTTCGAATTCACTCATGGCCGAGTACCTTTTTGACAGAGTTGTGCCACTCATCGCTTGCGCCGTTAGCCATGCCACGAGCCTGACCAAGCAACATGATAAGTTCGGTGATGGTGGCTTGCAGTTCGTTGGCGTGATTTTTCCAGTATCCGCCTGAGTCATTCCAGCCGTTGCAATATTGAGTTGCGCTGGCGCCGGGATTGCCTGAGAAATCATAATGCAGATGTTGTTTTACAGGTCGCTCCCATGCGTCAAAGGCGCCGGGGATATAGCCTTCCATGTTTGGGGTTGGCTTATTCCAGGCCTGTTCAATTTTATGCCGTGCTTTGGATAATTCAGCTTGCAGTTCGGCGAGTTCGGGCGGGGCGGTCCAGTTCATACGGCGATCCCATAACGGACCTTGGCACCGCGCATAGGTTGGTGCATCTACAACCTTCCAGCCTTCTGGGCCATGGATGCTATTCCATTGGACCTCATAGATGGGCTGGCGCTCGACGACAGGGGCGGCGTATCCGGCGTCAAGCACGGCTTCTGCAAGTGAGTACAGCGAGCTGCACGGGACCACTTGCATGATGTCGTGCAGCGACTTTACAGCGGTGTGGCGTGCTTCAATTTTACTGCTCATTCGCTTGCTCCCGATTCGGTGGGCTTGGTCAGTGCGTTTATCGACTTGACCACATTCAGAATGTGCTGCGCCTGAACTTCCATGGTCTGGTCGGATTTGTTTTGCTGGCAGGTAGAGTCAGAGTCAGCCTGCTGCCAATAAACCTGGCCAAGCGAAAACGACCGTCGAAGAGCACTTTCAACCATGGCGACGATTTCAGCATTGCAGGCCGCATTCCGCTGCTCGGTGGCTGCCAGGCGCTGTTGCAGACCGTGTGACACAGCCACTTGAGCATCATGCTGCTTGCAATTGCTCTCGGCCAGCTCACGGCGCCACTCCGATTGCTCGGTTACTTCGGCCAGCTCTTCCCGCAGCGCAGACAGTTGCGCTTGGACAGCATCGAAACATTGCTCGGCGACGTAGCGAGCCCCATTTACATTGTCGAGTACTCGAGTACTCGGGTAGCCATTGGTGTCGACAAACCGGTATCTCTTCACTTCACTCATTTTTCAAACCTCCGATAGTCCGTTATGAAACAGGCGGCACGTCAGCGCTGCCGCGATTATTGATGCCACGCACCACCATGCCAACCAGCTCAACGTCCACCATCCTCGACAGGCATATACGACACTTCAAACGTCAGGAATGAACCGTCCTCGAAGTAATAGACGTGACGCGTAGAGTTGTGCGGGCAGTCACGACGCGTAAATGATGTCACGGCTGCCCGGTGTGGGTCACTCGACCGACGAATACACTGTGCGATGTTCAGGTGTGGGGCAGGGGATGCGGTGTTCTGACGGCGGTCGGTGGACATGTCGTGTCGCTCCAATTGTTGATGTGATAATTATTATCCCTAATGACGACACCGTCAATACTCGGGTAAATAAAAAGCCCCGAAGGGCTTGGATCACCGACGAGCGGTTTTAAACTGTAACGCCAGTTCACCCAGGCGACGAACGTCAGCCTTACTCGGACCGTTGTAATAGGTCGTACACCCAGCATCGGCCATACGCTGCACCTCGGCGTTCTGGAGCAACGCTGTATCCCGCGATGCCTGACACTCGACAGACTGCCCACCGACGTTCATACCGACCGCCTGTACCGTCACCAGACACACCTCAGCAATCGCCAGGGTTTGCCGTGTGAGTTCCCCGACGCGAGTACCGTCACAATCCGTGGCACCGGCAGCGCCAGCCGCTAGCATGAGTGCGAGCCCCATCACAACACCATTACCTGTCTTGCACATTGGTCGATCCTCGTCGTCTATATCCCATTGGAAGCCACACGCGTGGCAGTGGTACTGATCGCCATACCGGCGCGCCTTACACATGGTCGTCAGTCCTCAGTAGTTGGTACTGGCAAAGCCCCAGTTAAGGGGCTTGAGGCAAGCGGGGTTGGTTAGCTGCGCTCTTCGACGAACCTGATGGCCGCCTGAAAGCTGCGAATTTTCACATCGTTGTAGATGGTGCCTTGCGTGCTGCTCTGTACTGGGTCGCGTACAGTGACTACGTCATTGGCGTAAGAGCATTCGTAGCTGTTGCGTTTCAGAAGATTTTCAATGCTGATGGATTCTTGTGCGTTCATCGCGTCTTGCTCCGTTGTTCGTTTCGATGGGTTAATCATCTCGCGAACTGACGGACTCGTCAATAACTGTTTTACGGTCCTGACGATTCGACCCGACCAACGGTAATTGCCCGTCCGATAAATGCCAGGGGATCTCGGTTTTACAGTCGGGACATTGCTTCATATTCAGCGAGCTATACCGTATCAGATCGGTACACCCGCACTGGGGACACGATGTGTGTTGGGTCACGCGTAAGGCTCCTCGTCCATATCCAGATGTCGATCACAGCGCGGGCAATGGCTGTCGCATCGCGCTATATCGTATCGACTGACTTTGTTCCAGCAGTGGACGCACTTCACGATCTCACCGTGCTGCTCGTCCATGAAACTCATTTGATTCAGATCATCGCTGTTATTCATTCGCGCCAATCCTTCCTGTTAGGGTTGTAGTTACATTGTCCCGATCCCTGACGGTGGATGAACCAATACCCATCGCAGTTACACCGCACCTGGGAGTTCATCCACGCATCGAGTCGATACTCGCCGCCACACTTGCAACGGCGAGACGTCGGCCACCGCGCCAGAGCCTTACGGGCGTCACACTTGCAACATCTGGCGTGGGTGCTCATACCGCCGACTTGACCAGCCAGCAGAATTGCACAAATGCGACACCCCATCCCAAGCCACATAGCAGATACAGGACTTCCGTCTCGGTCGTGTTCATTTGAGCCTCCCACACTGCACGTAGTGAAGAACCTGACGCACGAGTTCACGATCAATACCGAGCCCCGCGAGCGGCTCATGCTGTGACATCAGTTCAGCGCAACGCTCACGCATCAGTCGCAGTTCAACATTAATCGATGCTGCGTTGCTCTCAGCGCGAGCCAGTTTCGTTTCGGTCTGACGGTGTAGGTAGTTGCCGAAGTCGTTCGGCTGACTCAGTGCTTCAATCGCCCGGGCCGCATCGGCACAGATCGCCGTGAACGGTCGCCCAGGCATACGTGGTGCAGTACCCGATACGTACGGTACCGATTCCCGTTTCAGTTCGTTGAGAAGTTTTACGTGTGCGTCGATCATGGTGTCACTCCCTGCGCCGTCAACGCGGCGATGTCTTCTAATAATTTACGTTTGAAAGCCACGCCGTACTCGCTCCCACAGATGAGCGACTGACAGCGCTTCAACACGTCACGGACTTCATCCTCTCGCACCAGTGGCTCAGCTTTAACGTCGATCCACCCGTGACCGAATGGCGGTGGTTGGTGATTCCACAGCAGCGCCACCTGACCCGGGTTGCGACACGTGTAAATGTATGCGATGGGTTTCATGTCACACTCCCATCAGCAGTAACACCATCCCAACCCACCCGACGAGCGCAACGGTGCGCATCACGTTGAGTCGAGCCTGGAGGATATCCACGGTGGTTTCAGCCGCCCGTGCCCGGTTGTACCAAATCGCTGCGAGCTGTTTCATGGTCATCACCACTCACCACGAGTGCCAGACTCGCCCATACGCATCGTGTGGTCGGTCCAGTCACCTTCGCAACCGCATTTACAGTGGCGAATTGTCGGGTCGATAAACCGTTTACCTTCTTCGATTTTGCGAACTTGACCACCCTTTTGCTCGAAAGCCGCCATCGCCGCCGCTAATTGTTCTTTGCTCATCGCTCCCGCTCCCACGTGTGTTTATTGATGTCATGACCAGTATTAGCCATCCTGACGAGTCCGTCAATACCCCGGGAATAAAAAGCCCGCGTAGGAAGCGGGCCGGTATCACAGGGAACACTGACGTGTGTTGCTATCCTACCACCGCCTGACTCAACGCCGCAATCGCCACGGGGTCACCCTGCGCCGCCTCGTAATGACGTACCACTTCAGCACCCCCAACCAGATTGGCGTGGATATGACCCTGGCGGATGTATAGGCGTGGCTTGCCGTTATCCATGAGGATGTGATTATTGACGCGACCATCTTTAAGCGCCGGGTGCCAGTCATAGCCGATGGACTTCATCAGGTCGCGACGTTTGCGTGGGGCGATGGCACGGCCCATGCGCAGCCGTTCGATGAGTGCATCGAGTGCCATGCTTGACACCCAGCCGCCCGCGAACCCAGCGCGACCTTCCTCGATGCACTCCATTACCTCTTGTTCGACTGCGCCCAAGCTTGCCTCGACCGCTTCACCGGTGGTACTGGTGTATGGGGCGCGCTGACAACCCAACGTGGGATTGAACTCCACAGGGATCGCGTAGGTGCTGAGAAAATGCGCCACGTGGGCGTACCCATCACCACGCAGCCAATCGTACAGGTCGGGGAAATAGTTACCGCCCATACCGTCCCGGGTAATGTCGCCGACCTCTTGCTGAGCTGTGAACATCACACAGAACCGTCTATCGTTGAGGGTCTTTTTAATGGCGTTGCGGTGGTTACTATTGAAGATAAAATTTGCACAGTTTGCCATCATTACCTGATCTTGTTGCATGGCACGTTTCGCCAGTCGATCACCCGTAATCATGGGTTTGAGCACTTCTAAAACTTCGACCTTCGAGTCAGGAACATAGATATCCTCGACTCCTACAAATATTGACCCGAATAGCCACGAGTTGAATTTCTCGCTGATCTCACTCGCCGGTGGCAAGTGGGTGTAACGCTGGCCGACGGCGTACGCGACGCAGCGGGTGATCAAGGTCTTACCGTTACCCTCGCAACCCTGGAACAACGGTGCCCATTGGAACTTGTGACCCGGATATTGCACGATAGCGGCGGCGTAACTCAGGGCAATTTGCCGGTCACGTTCGTTCGGCAGGATCTTGGCGAGATGTACCATGAACCGCGACACGTCGCCCGGAACCTTTCGCACGTTCACCGGTACATACGTGTTCACCATCCGCCGACCCTCGTCGTCGATGATCGCCCCAGGTGGGTGGCGTGGATCAAATACAGACCCGTCAACCTTGGGGAACATCACACCCTGGTTCTCAGTGAACGCTTCGAACGCCTTTTTGGTCGTCTTTTCGCCCGTGTCGTCCAGGCTGAATGTGTAGCCGCCGAACATCGAGTTGAATTGTTCCGCCTTGAGCATCGTTCCGTTCGGGGTGAAGATACGGTGAGCATCGGCCACGTACACGCAGCCACGGAAGTGATCGACTACCTGGGTAATCGGCAGAAACTGGAATCCGGCACGGATGACCGGATCGACCACCGACGCCACAGGGGTCATTTCGATAGGTTTACCGACGCTGTACCACGACGTTTGGCGCCCCACAGCACGTGGAATCGTGCGGCGGATCAGGTATTCCGGGCGCTTGGTCCACTTGGCGCGTTTCAAGCCTGACATATGCATCAAGCGCAGAATTCGTTCGCAGTTGTTGCCGGTGTAGAATGCAAGGTGTTGAGCGAGGGCGAGGTCAGCCGCCGATGCGTCGTACTGCTCACCGCCCTGATCAGGTGGAAAAAATTCCAGCAGCTTATCGGCGTCAGCGGTCCACAGATCCCGGAAACTCGCCCTGGCGCCGAACTGGCTTGCGACTGATTCGGCTTTGAGCGCTTTCTCGATCAGTCGGGTATCGTCCTCAATCGGATAACTACCCTCACAATGTGTTGTCGTCCACTCGCTACCGCCGACCGTCTCGGACGGGTCGAGTTTGAGCCACTTCTCGACGATATGATCAAGCGCCGGTTGGTGAGTCGATGAACCCGCGTCACCCGTTGCACCGTTACCAGTCAGCGCGATGAACCGCTCGGTGCGGTACAGGTCGAACAGATCCGACTTGGAACCGGTGACAGGATCTTTCGCCTTGCACGCGTGGTCATCAATACCGACCCGTGGCGCACCACTGCCGATGATGTGGAGCCCCGACCCGGACTGTGACACCTCGACGGCGGCACCTGCGAATAATTGACACAGTTCGACCGCAATGGGTGACCATGTCGAGCCTGACAGGCAGTTATCGATATCAATAAAGAAAAATGGGTCGTCGTCGGTCAGTACGAAACCCACACCCCACGACTCACCCAGGGCGGCGGCGGCGGCGCAAGCAACGTCAGGGGTAACCCAGTGTGTGGAGTCGTGAGCGTTGATAACTTTACCGGACGTGTTACACGGCTGTTTGAGGGTCTTCGCGCCGTTTGGAATCAGGTGATACAGAATAAATTGGGCGTAGGAGGCCATGGCCCCCAGCGCGGGAGGTAATACTTGCATAATTATGTGCCCTGTTTGAGTGTGACGTGCGTGAATCAGAGCAACGTTTGCAGCGCTCGAACTCGCAACGGCTTAGGTGCTTTCATCGCCACAGGGTCACACTCGGCCATCCCCGCCGCCAAGATGTCAAGCTGTTCTGACTCAATGGCGCGCTTCATGATGGCGGCTTTAAGGTCGTCCATTTTCCCGTAGTGGAGGTTCACAGTACCACCCGCCACACCTGCACGCTCGGCAATCATGTCACGGCGTAATGCTCTGTAGCCACCCTCGCACGCCAGGGTGAACGCTGCGTCGAGGATCTTGTCTTTCAAATGACTCATATGTGTGTCCCACTCTTAATATATTGGCATTGGCGACAGTGTGTCACTCGCTGACCGGCGCGTCAATCGAATGAGCCCGGTCCGGTGCAGAATTTCCAGTCAGCCCCGAAGCGCATGAGCAACTGACCACATGCAAGCTGCGCCACTTCCCGATCCGTACCGGCGTAAGTCCACCCGGGTTTCTTGATCTCACGCCCGACGAACTGACCGATAACCAGCCCCACGTGGGATTGAGTGATCATCACCGGGTTGATACCCACAAGGTCGGGCGACTTCAGCTTCTTGTTCATCTGCGCCGAATCGTTGATCAGACCGTAACGAATGACGCGCCCCGTCTCGTCCTTACAGGCACCCACATTGTTCCTGAAGAGACGCATGCCGAGCTGACTCGCTTCCATGCGTACCGCCGCCTGCACCGCCGCCTCACTCCCAGGCTTAGCGGTCAATGATTCCGGGTCGGTATTGATCCCCCACATGTCGTACAGTTCGGCGAGCGCTGCGTGACTCACCCCGTGTTTCACTGCCCAGGCGACGAGGCTCATTGGCCCACCGCCATCATCATGTGAATCAATCCATCAAGTACATCCGGGTTACCCGCACACAGTACGATCCACAATGTAATAAACCCGAAAAACCACTTATCGCCGCTGCTCATCGTCTAATACTCCCGTTGATTCGTTCAATTAATGCCGTCATGTCGGCGGCTTTCCACGTTTGCGCGGTCCAGAGGTCAACCCCGAACACGCTGAAGAATTTGCGCATAATTTCCCGGTCACTGAGCCCCGCCGCCCGTTCGTACCCCCCCCATACCGCCTCAGCCTCGCGCAACTGCGCCACGACTTCCTGAGTCGCCACGAGGCGTTTCACGTTACCCAGTACCCCCAGCTGTGGACATCCTTGCGCGACCAACTGGTTACGGTAATCCTCGGGCGCCATATCCACACGGGCGATAGCTGCACGCATCGTCGCGAGCGTAGCGGCGTCCAGTTCGTACAGGTCACCGTCGACTTGTTCGGGGCCAGTGCGTAAAGCTGGTGCGGGTATCGGTTCCCCGCACTCGGGGCACGCATCACGAAACCGTTCGAATACCGCCGTACACGTCAGACATACGCGAATCGTTGACACTTCACTCGATGAGCTGCGACGTTCCCGACGTTCAAGCGACCACTCACGCGGGGCGTCTGGTAAACCGTGGCGCAGTACATTGTTCACCGCGTCGATGATGATTGCGTGGGTCTTACCTTCCATCAGGCGCAACGCCCTACCGAACATTTGGACGTACAGACCGTAGCTCTGTGTCGGACGTGCGAACAACACCACCTCGACGGCGGGAATGTCCACGCCTTCACCGATCAACGAATCGTTGACGATCATTAGGATCTTGCCGGACTTGAGGTCGCGAATCGATTGCACCCGCTCCTCATCACTGTTACGGCCTGACAATGCCATCGCGGGAACACCCCGGGTTCGGAACTGTTCGGCAACTTCCTCGGCGGTGTCGATGCCCACCGTAAACGTAATCCCACGCTTACCTGGGCAAATTTTCAGATAATGATCAACGATGTCGCCGACGATATGCGACCGGTGAATCTCTTCTTTAAGTTCCCTATCCTGGAAATCCCCTGTGGTTTTACTGACCTTCACACGGGTCAAGTCGAGATCAGTTTTCGGGCAGTAAATCTTATACTTGCTGAGAAACCCATCCTCGATGAGATCCCCCATCTGTGGACCGAGAACAATCGTATCGGCGTAACCGTCGTTCGTGCGACCCAACCCTTTACCGTCGGCACGTAACAGCGTAGCGGTCGGACCAAGGCCATACGCACCAGCATCATCAAGAGGTGTGAGGATATTCCCCCAGGTTTTCGACTGTTTCGTCGCGTGATGAAATTCATCTTGTATGACGGTCAGGCGTTTACCGTAAGCGACGAAGCGTGCAATGTCGGCGGGGCGCATAGACTGTACCGAACCGACAAACACTTTCGCGGTGGCGGGTTCGTAGAATGACCGCCCATAATTTTCCATGTGTAGGCGATTGGCAAACCGCACGGTGTTCTTCGCCGCGATGATCCCGTGACGAAGTTCATACCTGGCGAGCGTGTCGCTAAGCTGCGTGATCAACTCCTGACGATGTGCCAGGATCAATACGTACTGACCGCGGGCGACCTCACGACGGGCGACCTCACACAGCGTCACCGACTTACCAGACCCCGTGGGCATCACCAGCGCCACGAAGCGGTTGCCGGCATCCCACTCGGTATAGATGTTGTCGATTGCCTCGAGCTGATACGGGCGCAAGGCGACGGTCATGACCGATACGCTCGCTCGACATTGATGATGTGCGCCGTTGGGTATTCCTCCGCTGCAATCTTTCGTGCTTCGTCTTCATTTTCAGCTCGAACGGCAATCGTCTCGCAATGAGTAGTGAAGTGGACAGTCACCTGATAGAACCTCATATCCCGTCACCCCGCTTAACAGCATCGACCGTGACCGTAACCGACTCATCCGAGCGAGAAACAACACGTGGTGTCCCGAAGTTATACCCACCGGACAGCTCACCCATCAGGCGTTCCAGTACGGTCGTCCAGGGTGTGGCGCGTGGGCCGGTGTATTGGATTTGCAGCGGTCTAACTGATGTCATACACCCTCCGAAACGATTATCTCGACATTCTTTACGAGCTGCCAAAGGGTGTTATTCGACATGCGTCGATCAGACCGTACAATCCCGTCACGTTCCATTTTGTCCAGCTCGCGACGAATGGCTTTCGAGTCTGCATGACCCTTGATATGAAACTTAAACCACCACGTTGCGAACCACCCTCGTGATGATCGTTTATCGTCGCTCATGTACTCGATAATTTCTTCACGCATTCCCATTTTTATTCCCCTGATGTGTTGACGACGTCGTCATACTCGCATAGGATTGCCCCACATTCAACCAACGCAGGAAAATAAAACATGCATATCAGTATCGACAACGAAACCAACCCGATGGAAATGCACCACATCGCCGTAGCGCTTCAACGTATCGCCGCCGAACGTGGTTACGTCGCTCAGGTACAGCAGGAATTCCCCGTTGGTGTCGACGTGAGTCAAGCGGAAGCTGAAACGGCAGTGTCCATGATTCGCGAATCGGCGCTGCACACCCATAGTGTTGCCGTGGTGGAAGTACCACCAGTTACTGTGTCGGTGGACGAACCTGTACGTGCCCCGGCTGATATGACCGACGCGGAACATTTCCAATCGTGTATCGATGCGGGAACCGTAATCATCACCTCATCAGTCACCACCGACGCGAACCTCGACGTCAACGGTCTGCCGTGGGACGCACGTATCCACGCTGGCAGCCGTGAGCGCAACACCGACGGTTCGTGGCGTGTGCGTCGTAAGCCGAAAACCGTTGAACAGGACGAGTGGGACGCCACACTGGCACGTGTGGCCGCTGAGCTGACCGACCTGATGGCGATTCCCGTCTCGCCCGGTGCTGTGGCTGACGCGGCGGCTGAGACCCGTAAGATGATCGAATCACTCGGCGATACACTGGTCGAACCGCTCAGTGACGCTGAAGTCGATGCGTTCGTGGAAATCGTCCAGGGTGTTACCGAACCGGTCGTCGTAGCGCCGCCAGTAACCATTGCACCACCTGTAGTCGTCCCACCGGTTACTGCTGTGGCACCGCCGATCACTGTCGATAAACCAGCAATCGAAACGTTCGCTCAATTAATGAGCTGGCTCACCAGTCGCACCCCGAAAGACGAAGCGGCGAAACCAGCGATGGTGACTCGTGTTAACGAGATCTTGGCGGCGAACGGCCTGACCACTCTGCAACAACTGGGTCAGCGTGCCGATCTGATTCCACAGGTTCTGGTGCAATTTATCGAAGCGTTTGGGGAGTAAGGGTTATGGGTGATAATGAGCCGTTACCGTGTGGAACGTCTGTTCAATGGTTGTCGGAGGACTACGGGTGGTTGGGTGGTACGGTTGTCGGTTACGATAATTCCGTGACAATTGTTCGTCATAACGACGGGTACAAGGGGTGTCACGCTCATGAGTTGAGACTTCCCCCGACGGCCGAGCAAATCGCAGCAGCGGAACGCAACCGAACATGCGACCATATTTACGGGATCATCACCCGTGTCAAACGCGAAGGTAATCGCAGCGATATGGCTGAAGCGATTTATGATGCCGGGTATCGGAAGGTGCAACCATGATCCTCCCACTCGTTCACGATTCCAACGACTGGATGCGTTGCCTCGGCAGCGCGCAAGCCCGAGCCGCCTACCCGGGCGTACCGTCTGAACCATCCGAGTCGAAGCTTGAGGGTCGCGCCTGTCACGAAGCCAGTCAGCAACTACTCGAACGCTGGCGCAAGGGTGGTGTGCTGGACTTTTCCGGCATCGTCGGGAGCCTGAGTAAAGACGGCATCGTGATCACCCAGGAACTGTTCGACGCGGCGTACGAATACGTCAACGACGTAGCGAAGTATTGCGATTTCAACTTCCTGACCAATGAGGTGCGCGTCGAACAACGTGTCGATCTGAGTCGCTGGTTACCGGGTTGGTACTGCATCCCCGACGCCTACGTGTACGACGTGTCGAACAACGTGCTGACCGTGTGGGATGCGAAGTTCGGTCACACCATCGTTGATGTGTTTGAAAACTGGCAACTGCTCATCGGAGCGTTCGGGATCATCCAGGCGCTCGACATTACCGAGCCGGTACGTCAGGCAGTCAAGCTGGATCTGCGCGTCGTCCAACCGCGTGGGTTCACCAGCGACGGAACGATTCGTAAATGGTTCGTTACCGCCGACGCGGTTGGGAAATACTGGAATGAATTACACCGTGCGTTACCCCTGGTGACGGGTGAGTCGCCGCCGACCAAGTTCGGGACGCAGTGTAAAAACTGTTCCGCGCGGGCGAATTGCGACACGCTGTTACGGGTCAGTTACGAAGGTATCGACTTCGCCGGATCGCTTCAAACCCACACGCTTACGGGGCACAACCTCGGTGTGGACTTGAAGTTATTGCGACGTGCCGCAAAGGCCATCGAGTACCGTCTGAGCGGCCTGGAAGAACAGGCGATTCATGAGCTGAGCAACGGTGGGCTCGTGTCGTATTTCAGCACCGAGCGCGGTAAGGGTCGTGAGCGTTGGAAGAAAGACGTCCCACACGCCGAAGTGATCATGATGGGCGACTTACTGGGCGTGGATATTCGCAAACCTGTCGAGATGGATACACCGGCACAAGTTCGTAAAAAAGGTATTGACGAATCCGTCATAACTGAATACAGTGAGACACCAATGACCGCACTGAAGCTGGTCGAGGTCGACGGCGCCAAGATCCGTCAGATATTCAACACACAAGGGTAAATAGCATGACTGTTAAATACACCCCGTTTAAAGCACGTCTGGTTATGGGCTCCCCGTTCGAACTGAAAGTGACCGACCACGAGGGTAAGCCTCAGCCGGACGAAGGTAAACATCACTGGTTCATGGGTTTCGCGGTGCCGAAGGGTCCAACCTGGGACGCGATATGGTCCACCATGTACAACGAGGCAGCGGGCGATTCGAAGTGCACTGCCGCGCTCTGTGGTCAGGCCGGTTTCAACTGGAAAATTGAAGATTGTGACGCCCCGGAAGATCCTCAGAAGTTGGGCACCGAATCGCGTCCAGCCGGTCACTGGTTGATCAAGTTCACACGCTACAAGGCGATGGGTCCGGTGACGCTGATCGACGGTAACAAGCAACCGATCCTGAACAAATCCGCCGTCAAAAAGGGCGACTGGTTCTGGGTCGTTGCATCGACCAAGTTTAACGGTGCTGCAACCGTGAAGACCAACGCCGGGATGTACCAGAACATCGAAGGTCTGATGTTCGCCGAACTGGGTATCGAGATCGTGAGTGAAGGCGCGTTCAACGCCGACGTCGAGTTCGCCGGTATCCAGGGTGGCGTAGTCGTAAACGGTGGTACGAGTCAAGAAGGTGCACCGGTCGCAGCTAAGCCGCCAGTGACGCACACCCCACCACCTGTCGTTGCTGCCGCTGTTACACCGCCGCCACCGGCTCACGATCTGGTAACCCCGCCTCCTGTCGTCATCCAGAAGTTCGAGTACAACGGCAACGTGCTAACCAAAGCTGAATGGCTGGCAATGCCGGGTTGGTCTGAAGACATGGTCAACCAACACTGCAAACTCGTAGCATAACCATCCGACTGGCCCGGTGACACGGGCCTTTCACTCAGTCAGGGAGTAACAACCGTGTCGAAATCATTCATTGTTCACCTTGCACACGACGTCGTGCTGTGGATGGCGTTGTACCTCGTATTCACAGGTGCTGCACCATACGCTGCGTTTGCTGAAAATCTCGTATCGTTTTACGGTGTTTTTCTTTTCGTTCTCGGCATCGTGGGAATTTTCGCGATCAAGCACGCTGCGCAAAAAACAATCGACGACGGTGAATACGAACCTCGTTCGAAACTCCGCACCACTTACGCTAACGTCACAACTTTTGTCGAGGTGATAGTTGTTGCAGCTTTCGGTTGGTATTGGGTGACCGCTGGTTTCGTACTGGGTTGGTTGGCGGTAACGTCGTACCGCGCAGAAGTGAAACGTCTGTTCGAACTGAAAGAGGTGGTGTAATGACGACCGAAACGATTTGCTTTGAAGCTGAGAGCTGCACGGTCAGCACCGGCCGCCACACCAGCAATCTCAGTATCGAGCTTGAGGCTGTCGCCCGTAACGTCGCCGAAGCGCTGTGTGTCGAGGATCGCCTCTACAATATGGACATGCGCGATATCATCGACGAGGTCGGCGCTACGAAGCTGTTGGACGCATTCGATACTCAGGAAATCAGTACGTGGGTTCAGGACACACAAACCGACAGTTACCTGGACTTACTCAACGCCATCGGGCTTGACGCGATTCACGAATATCTGTCACATATCAACTGACCAATCTGTCACAATACGCGAAGCCCGGCACAGACCGGGCTTTTTCACACAGGGAGAACGATGATGCGACTGCTTTCACGCTGCGAACCTATCAACGGTTGCGGTAAGACATACCCCGCCGACCTCGACAAATGCCCCCACTGTGGTACGCCTGAAGCGTTCAGCGTTGCGGAACCACTCGACCCACGGGATTGGGGTTGGGACGAAGAGACATATCCAAATTTTTACTCGGCTGCATTCATCCACGCCGCCACCGGTTTGGAGCAGATATTCGAAATATCAGACCGCCGGAATGACTCGGCAGCGCTCATCACGTTCATGCTCGGCCTGGGTCGCAGCGGCGCACGTGGGGTCGGGTTCAACAACTTGGGGTTCGACTACCCCATAGCACACTGGATCATCGCCAACCCCCACTGTGACGTCGCTGGGATTTACGCGAAAGCGATGAGCCTGATCAATGCCTTCGACGACGACAAGTTCGGGTCGATGGTTTGGGATGATCAACAGGTGTTCGCCCAACTCGACCTGTACAAAATCTGGCACTTCGACAACAACGCCAAACGTACCAGTCTGAAGGCGCTGGAAATCGTCATGCGGTCGCAAAACGTGATCGACCTCCCATTCCCGGTCGGGACATATCTCACCGACGAACAGAAGGACGTCACGCTGGTGTACAACCGACACGACGTGCGTGAAACATTGAAGTTTTACGTCCGATCGCTTCCTGAAATTCATCTGCGTGAAGCGCTGTCGGTGAAGTACGGGCGTAACATGCTGAATTTCAGTAACACCAAAATCGGTGGGACGATCCTCGTCAGCCAGATGGAAGACGCCGGGATTCAGTGTTATGTACGTGGTCCGAACGGTAAACAACCGCGCCAAACGATCCGCGCAACGATCAAACTCGCCGATGTGATTTTCCCGTACGTGAAATTTGGGCGACCTGAATTCACACGGGTGCTGGAATATTTCCAATCGATGTCGATCACCCAAACGAAAGGTACGTTTGCTGACCTGACGGCGGTGGTTGACGGTTTCACGTTCGTGTTCGGCGTGGGCGGTATCCATGGTTCGATTGAGTCGCAGGTGGTCGTCAGTGACGCCGAATATCAAATTATTGACGTCGACGTTACGTCGTTTTATCCGCGTATGGCCATCGTCAACAACATGTACCCCGAACACCTCGGTCCGGAATACTGCACCATTTACAACAGTATATTCGAACAGCGCCGGACATTCGCAAAAGGTACGCCTGAGAACGCAGCGCTCAAGGAAGCACTGAACGCATCCTACGGAAACTCGAACAACGCCTACAGTCCGCTCTATGATCCACAGTACACAATGCAGACGACCATCAATGGTCAATTACTACTGTGCATGCTCGCCGAGCAATTTATGAAGATACCGGGGCTGTCGATGGTCCAGGCGAACACAGATGGTGTAACCGTACGTTGCCCACGTGGCTATCTGGACCACATGCGCGCTGTGTGTAAATGGTGGGAAGGCGTGACCGGTCTGGAACTTGAGGAAGCGCTGTACAGTCGCATGATGATCCGCGACGTGAACAACTATATCGCCGAGTACGAGGGCGGCAAGCTCAAGCGTAAAGGCGCGTACGAGTACAATACTCTGTGGCATCAAGACCCGTCGTCACAAGTGGTCGCCCGTGCGGCTGAAGCGGCGTTGGTGCGCGGCGAATCGGTACGTGAGTTCATCACCAACCACCGCGACCCATTCGATTTCATGTGCCGCGCCAAGGTGCCACGGTCGAACTCGCTGCACCTACGCTTCAGGGATTGGGAGATTGATCAACAGTTGCAGGGGACAACTCGTTACTTCGTCAGCCGCAACGGTGGAACACTCGTGAAGGTCGCGCCGCCGACGGGTGAGCCAGGAACGTGGAAGCGTAAAGCAAAGCTGACCGACTCGAACTTCAACGCCGTGATGCGTGAGATTGCGGGTCAACCCGGTGAACTCGACAGCGCCGGTACACCGTGGGATGCACGAATCCACACAGGCAACCGCAGCAAGCATGACACCCGCGAAACCGGTATATGCAGCGGTTGGCGCGTCACAGAGTGTGCCGATGCGCGTCACTTCGACTGGTCTGACGTCTGCTGGGAATGGTACATATTAGAAGCCGAAAAACTGGTGAATCCGCTGTTGACGAGTTCGTCATAATGGGTGACACTGGTCCGACACAACGGGAGATACACCATGCAAGATTTTGAATACCTCGCAGACCTACCACTTGACGAACGTGTTGCCGAAATTAACCGGTTGCGCGCACTGATCCACGAGTACAGCCCGTTCAAATCTGAACCGATTGACTTCGTGCGCTGGGTGCCGACTGACAGCGTGTACGCCAACGACTACAACCCGAACAGCGTGGCACCACCTGAAATGGCATTGCTCGAGCATTCCATCGATCACGACGGGTTCACGCAGCCGGTGGTGGGTTGGCTCGGTGAGGACGACATGTATGAGGTGGTCGACGGGTTCCACCGTACGACCGTGGCTAAACGTTCAACCAGTGTGATGCTGCGCCTACAGGGTTTCATGCCCATCGTGGCGATCCAGACGAAGAACACCGAACGCAATGACCGTGTGGCTTCGACCATCCGCCACAACCGTGCACGTGGTAAACACAACGTCGAGTCGATGTCTGACATCGTGATCGAATTGAAGAAACGTAATTGGTCTGACGAGCGCGTTGCTAAGGAGCTGGGTATGGACCCGGACGAAGTGCTGCGTCTGTGCCAGGTGTCCGGTCTGGTCGAAGTGTTCGCCGACGAAGAATTTTCGACCGCATGGGACGCTGCGATTTTCAGTGACGAGGAACTCGACCAGATTGAAGAGGCGGATCTGTAATGGAACGCATCTATCACACGTGGGAAAAGTGGGAGTGTTATCCCGCTGGATTTTACGACAACAAAGGTCCGGCATGGTTCGGTGATGATGATGGGTGTCAGGAAATGTATCGGGCGTTACTCGTCGACACTGTTTTGTTCCGCGACATCCTGAGTAAGATCATCATCGAGTGGAAATACTCGTGTGAACACTACCTGACGAACCCGAACATGAACCGGATCGCGTGGCTCGGTCAGGCCGCAGCGGCTTACGCGTTTCGCATCCCGTCGCGTTACCGGGGCGGTTACAACCTGTTGACCGAACAACAGCAGCAAGTCGCCGATCAGATCGCCCTGGATGCACTCAACGAGTGGTTAGTGGCGAATGGCGGTGAACCGCTGGCGCCGGACGAAGCGCAGTCCAAAACCGAAATGAACCTGTACTGAGGTCACAATGGAACTTAAAAAATACCTGGACATCAACGTCCTGACCGCCGCCCGTGAGCGGATCGCGTACACGTTCGATCACTTTGAAAACATTTTCATCAGCTTCAGCGGTGGTAAAGACTCATCGGTCATGTTCCATCTGGTGATGGACGAGGCGATCAAGCGTAACCGGGTGGTCGGCGTGATGTTGATCGACTTCGAGGCGCAGTACAAACGCACATCGGAACACGCAGATGAAATGTTCGAGCGTTACGCCGATAACATCGACCTGCATTGGATCTGTTTACCGATCAAACTGCGCAACGCATCGAGCAACTTCGAACCCGTGTGGACTTGCTGGGACCCTGAGCGTAAGGCCGACTGGGTTCGCCCGATGCCGACGCGCCCTGGCGTAATCAGTGACCCGGCGCAACTTCCTTGGTTCCAACCAAACATGGAGTTCGAGGAGTTTATCGTTCTGTTCGCCGAGTGGTACGGTGGCGACAAACCCACTGCGGCATTCGTGGGTATCCGTTGCGATGAAAGTTTGAACCGTTTCCGGACGATTGCCATTTTCAACAAGGGTACTCACGGCGGGAACCGTTGGACGACTGAAGTGATGAAAGACGTTTATAACGTGTACCCGATTTACGACTGGCGCACTCAGGACATCTGGATCTATCACGCCAAGAATCCCGACCGCGAACACAACGTCATTTACGACCTGATGCATCAGGCGGGTGTCAAGCCGTCACAGCAGCGCCTGTGCCAGCCGTACGGCGATGATCAGCGTCGCGGCCTGTGGCTTTACCATATCCTCGAACCCGAGACGTGGTATCGCGTTGTCGCCCGCGTGAACGGTGCCAATAGTGCGGCGCTGTACGTCCAGGAGACGGGAAACATCATGGGGTACAACAAGATCACGCTGCCCGAGGGTCACACTTACAAGTCGTTCTGCAACCTGTTACTCGCGACCATGCCGAAGGTGACCCGGGAACACTTCATCCCACGATTCAAAGTGTTCCTACGTGGATGGAAGGGGCGTGGGTATGTGGATGGTATTCCGGACTTCGCACCCAAGGTACTCGAGGACAAGCAATGGGCGCCAAGCTGGCGCCGACTATGTAAGGTGCTGTTGCGCAATGATTGGTGGTGCAAGGGGTTGGGTATGACACAGCCGAAGTCTGAGGCGTACGGGCGATACCTCGTCATGCGCAAAGAGAAGAAAGGTCGGTAAATTAACCCACGCTGCGCAATGTAGCCTCGGCACTATTCGAGGCTTTTTCACGTCTGAGCTGTTCCTCGAGTATCGCCTCACGCAATGCAGACTCTCGCGCCTCTTGGCGCATTTTGCGTACGTGCATCACGATGAGGGTGATCGACAGGATGATACCGACAACGGTTGCCAGTTTACCGATCTCGCTCGGGATCAGGTTTAACCACGTCGACAGGCCGGTCACTGTCGTGCTTGCGGATACCACGTAGCTGGTTGGTTGAGAGTCGAGAATGCTCATACTTGCGGATCGCTCTGATGACTAACACGAAGGCTTGGATCAGCATTGTGCAGACCCCCAGGACGTAACCTGTCAGCTCCACCATTTCCCACATTTGAGCCTTCCTGATCCGCAAGGGTGATGACTACCCCGATGTACAGGGCGATAAACAGCGCGTCGTAAATTGTCGAGGGTTGATACATCTCGTACATCGCCAACCCGACGACATTAAGAGACATTGATACAGCGCTGAGGATCATCAACCGTACTGCCAGTTTATCGATGGTTACGAAAAATGATAGCAGTATGATAGCAAGCGAATCAGTTAAAGCGGCGCACACGTAATACCATTCGTCGCTGAGTAAGCCGCCGAACAATGTGAACGCAAGGGTGGGTGTAGCGAACAGGAAAGCTGTTTTACGCCGTGCTGCCGACGGTTGACACCATGCAAAGATGCCTATCACGCACAGCAGCACGGAAACAATCATTTCTTGGTGCGACCTTTACCGCCCGCGTCACCGGTACCGGTGCTGGTCGAGGCCGGTTTGCTGCGTCCTACGCCACCAGCATCTTTAGACGGTTTCTTGTCGGCTACTTTAGGTTTCATGAATGACTTCCAGTATGATAAGTGCTTGACATTCTATACACGAGGTACCGGTTATGCAATTAATCCCACAATGGCGGGTCTGGTATAAGCGCTGGAGTACGTGGTTACTGATCCTGTTGGGCGGTATCAACCTGAACGATGTGATGCAGTGGTTACCCTCCATGCAGCAGTATATGGACCCGAACGTGTATCGCTACACGATGATCGGTCTGTCTATGGCGACGTTCGTGGCTATTCAGGTTCGTCAACACTCCGTATCGGGGCCGAAGGTATGACAAATCTCGTGGCGTTCCTCGACACCATCGCGTACAGCGAAGGGACCGACAAGCCCGGTCAACCGACAAAGGATCGCGGGTATGATGTGTTGGTGGGTGGTGGGTTGTTCACCGGTTACGCCGATCACCCTCGCAAGTTGATCGATTTACCGCGCCTCGGTATCAAGTCCACGGCGGCGGGGCGCTATCAGATCCTGGCGCGGTACTATGACGTGTACAAAGCGCAACTTGGCTTACCGGATTTCTCCCCGACGAGTCAGGACAAGATCGCCGTACAGTTGATCCGCGAATGCAAGGCGCTGGACGACATCGACACGGGGCGTATCACCGAAGCATTGCGTAAGTGTCGGTCACGTTGGGCATCGCTCCCGGGTGCCGGGTACGGTCAGCATGAACATAAGGTCGATACATTGATTGCAGTGTTCAAACGTCGCGGTGGGGTGATCGTATGAGCCTGACAGCGATCATCATGGCGGTGGTGGGACTGATCGGGGCGTTACTCGGGGCACTCGTAATGCGACCCATCGCACGCTCGGGCGGTATCACCCAGGGCGTCGAACAGGCGTCACAAATCCAACAAGTCGAACAGGCAAAAGCGACGGTACAAGCCGTCAAGGAACGTGTACATGTCGAGGTCACAGTGGCTACTGATTCTGATGCTGAGCTTGACGCAAGGCTGTCAAAGCACAATCGTACCAATTGATACGGCGTGTAGCTGGGTGAAGCCGATCACCACATCGGCGGCAGATCGGAAAGTTATGAGCCGCCAACTCAAGGAACAAGTGGCGGCTCATAACGATTTATACGACGTCAGGTGCGGTGGCTGAGACAGTCAAGTCCATACCCTCGGTCGGCTGAACAGGCCACTCTACTTCGGGCGGCCACCCGGCTTGGCTGGTCACCCGACCGAGCAGGATTGCGTAGTTCTTCCATTTGGTCAGCTGCGTTTTCCGCTGAGGGAATTCGATTTGCTCTTCCGGAGTAGCTGCGAATTCCTCCAAGCCTTCGACGCCGACGTTATCGATCGCGTCCTGAAGTGTTGCGATCCGATTGGTTAGAGCGGATTTCTGAGCAGTTGCAAGCTGCGTAAGCGCCTGAAGTTTTGCGCTCTGCGTGATCAGAACATCTGCCGGGGTTGGCTCGGCAATCGGAAGTGGTACTCCGCCATCCGCCAGCCATTGCAGATATACCTGATAGTCCATATTTTCTGGATCTGCCGGGATCGCCGCATTGTCAAAAAGTCGAATTATGCTTGTGCTGTTGGTTAGCTGATACATGTAAGCACCCATTATTAAATATCTGCTGAAAGCAGAATTTTTGAAGTTGCGCCGATGTAATATCCGGCAACTGCACCAGCAGTGTTGGAGCCAACCGACCCAGAGTCGAAAGTTACAATATTGCCTTGCGATAGAAGATTAGATGGGGTTAGAGCCGCAGTCGTTGTGGTGCTAGTTATTTGAACTGCTGACCCTGTTCCAATATCGTTTAGCGTCGGTGTTGCTCGCAGAGGAACCGGCGTGTACATGGTAATAGCAAATACAACAGTGCTTGTTGCCATTTTCCCCCAGCCGATAACCTGGGCCGCGCCACCCCCTACAACAAATGCATAGCGTTGACATAGCGCGAGTTCGATTGGTCTAGGTCTTACCTCTGTAGCTGTTGGTACAGTGCCCAGCTCAACTTGAAATTTGTCAAATGCGCCAACCAGAACGAAAGTTGCATTCGTATTTGCAGGTAGTGAGAACGTTCCTCCATTGGCCACGGCCACCGCGTTTACAGTCAGTGTTCCCGCGCCAGTCCATGATGCGACGTATGTTCCGCCTACAACGTTAATTGATTCAACGACCTGTTCCAGGCCGCCAGCCGGAGCGACAATAGAGAATCCGATCCCGGACGCCGAAAACGTTAGGTTTTGACCTGATGTCCGAACCTTCCAGCGGTCTATCGTCAGCTGGTTAGCTACCGTTGTCGCGGTACCGCTTACGTACCCGCGCTGGTTTACATTGAACATCCCGTTGTGAATGATGTTTCGGAAACAACCCGCCTTCTGGGTGAGCGACAAGAGCGCAGTGTAATACTGGGAAGCACCCACGGCGTCCACGTTGCCATTCGCCGTGAGCCCGGCTGCACTCAGCAACGATGAGAAATAGCCGTCCCAATCATTCGCCCAGTCCTGTTCAATATAAGAACCGTCAAGTGACCCAGGGGCGGTGCGGTTCTTAAATGCACCCTGAGGGTGACCGGGTGACGGTGCAGTCCATCGCCCAGGATATCGTGCGTCACGTTGTAAAGCCATTTGTCAAACTCCTACATAACCGTGGAATTGTGCGTCAGTGTCACCGAATTCGGCATCAACGTCGCCAAATTCCGAGGGGATGTAACTATCGAGGAAGCCGTTAAACCGAACACCCTGTGGTTTCGGGATCAATTTCGCGTTGAGTAACGCCCATCGTTCCAGATCGCTAATGTTACCTTGAAATTCGATACCGAACGACATGTCCTCGCCGTCGATCACTCGTACCACATCGGCACCAGGAATGAGAAATGTCACGCCATTGAGGATTGACTCGATTGTCGCGTCACTGTTGTTCTTCACGATCTTGGCACGAATAACCAGACGAAAAAACTCGTCCGACATTTGCGAGTCAGTACCAATACTCAATGCGCTGAATATTGCATCGACATCGCCGAACTCAGCATCGACATCGCCGAATTGGCTTACCGTCAACGGCGTGTTTGCCAAAAAATTACGACTGGCTACAACGATCCGACCGATGATATTTAACTGCTCACCGACGTTATTATCGATATAGTACATGCGCCGAACGGCTTGTGCGGCAAGGTCGATCTCATCGGCCAGTTCGCGGGTGATCGCGTACCATGCAATGGCTTTCGGCTTATTCCGATACTGTGCGTAAATCCGGTCGGGAATGTTCATCACACCACCGTTGTACTGATGTTACTGGCTGTCCAGCGCGATAACTGGTTGAACGCTATCGCCACATTGGCTGGGCCACCATTGACGGTGAACGACTGTATATAACTGTTGCCGAATTCGCCGAGCACCTTGTTGATGGGTGTGGTCAGAGTCAAGTACGGCACGCTTTCACCGATGTCGAAACCAGTCTGTTTGAAGCCGTCACCAGCCGGTACGAGCGTACCCACCGTGAATTCGAGGAATGCCTCGTCGATGAGATCCGCGATATTGGTCGGCAACGTCCCGTCAGTCTTCACGGTAACCGCGACAATCATATCCAGATACAACGGTGTGGCCCATCGAATCAATTTGGAGTTGGTCGGGTACTTCGGCGAGATGACGGTGGTGCTTACCGGCGTGCCTGACTGGTTGAGTAATACGCCAGGATTCTTTTTAATGTAAATCGCCATACCCACATCGGCAATCGCACCGCCGTCAACTATGACCGAGATCGAATGCGCAGGAAGTCCCCACGGGTTGTTCACCGGGTCCACAGCGGCACTGTTCGTGTCGTTCTCGTAAATCTTGACGCGGCGAACACCCGACACCGCGAATAGTTCGCCGAGCATTGAGTCGATCTGGTTATTGCCTGGACGCCCGACAGACGTAGCACGCTCTATACGCAGCGATGCATCGAGTTGTTCATCAGTACCGGGGGTTGCAACGCTGGGGTTACTGACGCCCGTCCAGCCGCCCACGATATCGACGATGTTGGTGAGTGTCGCGATATCAGCCTGAGTCGGCCCGACGATAGTACAGGTCGCTGTAGTAGACGCCGTACCGGCTACGAGGGTCACTGTCTGATCAATGGTCCATCGCGACCCGGTAGTGGTCGACTCAATGCGTTTACCGGCTGGGATGATGGTTCCCGTCGTACCGGTCAGAGTCACTGCGACATTAGACGGTGTCCCTTCGGAACGAGTCGTACCGGTCAACGCGCAGATGATGTCCAGATCGATACCAACGGCCTTGTTGGGGTCTTTGGAGTTGTACGCCTGTTGCAGCGTCTCATCCAGCACACCGAACACTTCCGCATCGTGAGCGAGCTTCAGGCCGTCCGGGGTCGAGGGGTCGAGGTTCCATGCTGGATCGATATCGAGGTAGAGCTGACGTTCCTCATCGAACCAATCATTTTGGATCTTGAGGGCGTACCCCTGCGCCGTGACTTCAGCCATTAAAAGTTACCTCATCAACCCCGTAAATGGTGAGTATTCCGGCAGTCACGGTGTACGTGCGGGAATCAATATCAAAATCTGTGTCGAAACTGGTCAGTCGGATAACCCCAGGGGTCGCGGCAATCCGTACCCGTAGGACCGACTCAGCGATATCCAAACTCGTGAACTTACCGAGGATCTGCTCGTACCATGGCGTACCGTCGAGAATGTTTCGAAAGTATTCACCGAGGAACAGCGCGAGACGAGTCTTGACAGTCTGCGCAATTTCTTCACGCCCACCGATGAATTGCAGCTCGCCGCTGGTCACGATGTCGCCGGTTTCTTCGTCGAGGCGTCGAACGGTCATGGCGTCGGTGTCCCTGAGGTGGCCGTACCAGCAGTGACACCAGTATGGCGGTGAGTCTTGAGTCGGATCGCACCGGCCACTACATCATTCGTTGTGGTCACGAGGGCCGAAGTATCGATTGTAACACCGTTAATGTTCACGACGCCCGACGCATCCACACGGATAAATCCAGCGCCATTTTCCCATGACATCGACCCGTCGTTCTTCAACCACATGAACTGTGTCCCGGTCAAGTTACTCATGCGTATTCCATTGTTCTGGAACGCCGGGAGCGCGTTGGGAATTGATCGGAACCCGGGCAGAAAGAATGCATCCTGGGGATCGTGGAAACGACCGATAGGGTTTGCAGCAATGCCGCCCGTCTGTAGCCACCCGTCGACGCATCGCTGGCTGAACAGGATGTCGCCCTCATCGCCTGGGTCGATCTGGTACTCAAGATGATACGCGCCACCCGGGAAGTATACGGGTGTCTCAATGATCGCTGGCGGGTCGAACGTTGCGCCGCTCAAGTCCACACGGGTTATACCAATCTGCACTTGAGCGAGTTGTGTCACGGGATCGAACGCGAGAATGTGACCCGGCACCGAGGTGGCGACACCTTTCATCATTTCCCGAAATGCTTCCCGTAGCATTTGTGGCTGCTGTGCCCGCGTATGCGCCATGTGTCGACCCCATTAAATATGGACATGATAATACATTGACGATGCTTGACAGTCACGTCATTAAATGCGACTGTGCAACCTCCCTGCTTGTGTTGATGTGTTGCCCGGTTCGCCGGGCTTTTTAATCGGTAGGGATTGACGAACTCGTCAGACTGTACGACACTGGTGACACACAGACGGGAGATTAAATTAATGACGCTCTACGCGATGTATCTGATACTTACATTCGGTGGTAGTTCCACGTCCACCGTCATAATTCCAGTCGCCGATATGGTACGTTGCATCACAGCCGGTGAGAAAGCTGTAAGGGACGGTGAGCGGGTCAGTTTCATATGCGTTGAGGGTGTACGACCATGACACCATTCGAGCAAGGTTACGCGGCGTTCCTGGCTGGCAAGCCGAAGGACGTCAACCCATTCGGTGATACCGCACCGTGGTCAGCGAATGGGTGGACTCGGGCGCGGAGGGATCGGAAATGAGACGCACATTCGCTACACGACTGTACACCTTTCAGGAATTGATGAACCGTCTCGATAGTGACTATTGGTACGTTCACCACCACGGTCGGGACCAATACACATTCGTGCCGATGTCGCAGACGGGGAGGGGTTAGGCGATGACAGCTCTTACACCGATGGATCGTCGCTCACGTGCACTATGGCAAGATGCAGCGGCGCGTAAACGTGAGTGGTATGCCAAACCGGGGTTCATGTTTAAACGCAGTTCAAGCGTCGTTGCCGACGTGAAGTTTGGTCACGGTGCGTTAATACTATTCGCTCGACGTGGTGACACTTTCGACCCTCACTGGTGGTCTTAACGTGCAAACTGTTGCCCGCGCATCAGCGATGTATTCACGCGGGCAACTGCCTCACCCCGAGTAATCTCGTCATCCCGATTCACGTCCAACCCTGCGTTCTCAGCGTACTCACGCGCATACGTACCAACCTTCGTCCACATCACGTAAGAGTCCGGACGACCCATCGCCACCGGCCATAGTACGGCCATGTAGCAATCCCCCAGGTTCGTGATACGGCTCGCATACTGCGCGAAATACTTCTCGACGTAATCCAATTGCTGAACAGCAGTCATTCGTCGCAACGCGGTCGTTGTCGTACCAAGTCCGCGCGCTGTGGCTTCAAGGAACTGGATCAGGCCCGTCGCTGAGCTGCTAGGATTGCTAGCGGTTGGGTCGAATGAATAGCCCGTCTCGAATCCCATCACAGCCATCAACCAGTCGGGATTGATGTTCAGGTTGCTACCCATCTGACGAACGCGAACACGGAACGCTTGATCGACCCGAGCGCCCCACACCAGTACACCAGTCGTAGTCACTGAGTTCGGTACGGCGCCAGCAGGTGGCGCGATAGCACCCTCACGAATCCCGTCGATCTCGGTAGACCACAGATTGCCGTGACTATCCCCGCGATGACGCAATGCGAAAATGTTGTAATCACCGTTAGCCGTGGCGTCCCCACCGAGTTCGGTGAAGTACAGGTTGCCGGTGTTGTACGTAGTGAACTCACTCTGAATTGTGATACGCCCGTTGACCCTAAAGTATGGGTTCATTTTCACGCTGACGAACACGCCCAACCCATCTGGGCCACGAGTCAACTCGGGGATACCTTGCATACCGGTGAACTGGTTGATGAGTGTCGGCGATACGGTGCGTGGGAATGTGCGACGGGTCACGATCAGACGACCACGCTCCTGCACCCACTCAAACCCGTACGCGTAACCAAGGTTGAACAGGATGGTGGGGATGTCACCGTTGGTGTTGTATCCGCTCACGAGCAGCGGTGAATCATTGAATTGGCTCTCGTCGATGTCCAGTTGTATGGGCCAGGAGCGCGCCAGATCACGCAAGACGTCGACGATCTTTGTTCCGCGACCGTATGACCCCTGAGCTGACCCACGATCCTTAACGGGGTCACCCGACTTACAGATAAGACGAGTGATGACTTCAGTCGATCCTGGGTCACGTTCGCGAAGGATGTTAGTCACGTAACCGATGAAAATCGTGTCGTTCGCATCCTCGAAACCCGCCCGGAATACAATCGATGAACCCTGTTGAATGTCGGTCGGCTTTACCAAGTTGGTGAGCCTGATGTCGGCAAGCGACAACGCATCACCCGGGCTAATCTGGATATCGAATTGCACGCGGAACATCCGGAACCCCGTCTGGGGTGATATGTACGGTTGACCGTTGATGTCCATCGACCACGTGCGACCGTTACTCATTCGGTCACCCACACGAGATGATTCGCAATGCCGAGGTTATCCAGTGTCACAGGGTCACCCACGAATACGAGTATCCCGATATTTGCGCGGTAGTTGGCGATCACATCGCACCCTGGCTCGAGCATCGCACCGCGTACCAGTGGTGAACCATCTCGGTACAGATTCATCGACCATGCAGGATTGTCAAGATACGAAACGTAATCCAATTCAAAGTTGATCAAGTTCGCACCGAGCTGGATCGAAAACCGCTGATGCGCGTTGGTCGAGCCGCTGAGGATCGGGATTTCAACCATTAGAAAATACTCTCAAGGACAGCATCGACCTGCGCAGTGACAGCAGCCTTCGTGTCTGCAATCATCTTCTGACCGCGATTAATCGCCCTGGTGATCGCTGACTTCGACGGATCACCGTCACGCAGCTCAGCGGGTGTCGGGGGACCGACAAACGCGATACGTTCGAGCGTGATCAACTCTTGTAGGTCGGCGACGAATATCAACCCGTTCTCGTTGCTTGGGTCTTTGGTGCGCGACAGTCGGGTAATCACCATGTTGCGCAGCGTGATGTCGCCCGCGTCGATGTCGAACGGATCACCCGATTGCATCAACACGATGAGGAATTGTAATGTCGTACTCGCCCGTGTCTCATCGCTACCCGCCAAAAACCCAGCCGACAAACCGGCGATACTGGCGATCAGTGGGTTATTTGTCAGGTTCGACAGTGCACCACCCAGGAAGTCGGTCAACTGTATCTTCAGAGGGTTGTTACTCACTGCGCCGATCATCGACCATTTGAATGGCTGCAAGATCCGGTGATCGGATACACGCACACCCGATTCAATCGGATACGTCGTCACTTCCACCGTGGCTTCGAACGTGTCTTCGAGCACAGCATCGAATGAATAACCCGCGATGGTCGGCGCCTGTTTGGTGAAGAGTTGAACAATACTCACGGGTTACCTCGACGTCGAAGAGCGGACGTCGTCGATTGTACTGTAATTGGCACGCTCTGTAACTTCGGTGACTCGGGCGTCGATTGCCTGACCATCAAGCGTGACGTTCAAGTTCACATTGTTGGAGACGTTGACCTTCGCCGCTTGGATCGCTTTCACCAACGCGTCATTGTCTTCCTCGGTGCGAGGTGTCACGTCTTTATACGGGCTCGGCATAGCATCGGGTGTGTACGACGATTGGTCGGGTAGCTGCTGCTTATCGTGCCACGATGGGGTATTTGACGGTGACGTCTCGGTATTGAACAACCAGTCAGAGAAATCGACGAGTTTACCAAGACCCATGTTGCGAGCGCCTTGGTCCACATTTTGTTCAAACGACTTCAGACCGGGGAAATGTGTTTCGAGGGTATCGAACGTCACGTCGGTGGCTAGTGTTGCACCCCCGACGATCATGCCCGCTGTACCAGCCTTGGACACCGCACCGCCGAGAGTTTTCAATCCGAGTTTCGAGGTCAGTGCACCGAGTGCCGTCGCCAATGCACCGCCGCCGAGCGCAACTGTCGATCCTGGATTCTCAGCGACCGTATCGATCACACCCGAGATATCGTCACGATGTTTCTCGACGAACTGGTTCGCCCAGGTTGACAGATCGATCAATCCGGGAAGTGTTTTCTCGGTCAGCTCGTTCGTAATACCAGTCATACGCAGACCAAACTCGGCCATCTGGTCGCTGAGCTTTCGCGAATTATCGGTGAGCTGTGTGATCGTACCCGTCAAGTCCTGAGAGCGTTGCACCAACGCTTCGAACTGCTGACTACCGCCACTGAGCGCTTTCATCGTGGCATCGGATAGACCGAGCGACTGTTGAACAGACTGACGTTGGTTGTTGTTCAGTTTCGGAAGTTGATCCGACAGCTCCGACAGAAACCCCTCGGCGGTCGACTTGTTCGTCAGGTTGGAAATATCCACCCCGGCGACCGCGAGTTCCGAGAACGGACCAATCTCACCTTTGACTTGTAGGTTGGTGAGCGCTTCCTCGATTCCACGTACTTCGGTCAGGGCAGCAGCCGCATCGCCGCCCATGAGCTTCATAGCACCGCCCAGGTTCGACACGAACTGCTTATTCGTGTTCAGGTTCTGTGTGGCGAGAGAGAGTTGGTCGACGCGTTGGGCGGTACTGACAGCGGCACCGGCTACACCAGCGAACACGCCGAGGATGGCGGCGCTGATACCGAGGGCGGACGTTTTAACGCCTTGCATCCCTCGTTCAATTTCGCGGGTACCTTTGTCCCATTCGTCGAGTTGCCACCCAATACCCACCATAAACGAAGTGAGAACGTTTGCCATTTGCGTTTACCCGCTCAGTAGGTCAAACCATGTATTGACGTCATCATGCCACAATCGCCATTCGGTTGCACCGTCGAAGCCACGTAGGCCTGCCGAGGGGAATTCATCATGGAACATTTGCTCCAGCATTGGTGGAATAGTTCCATCGTCACAATGGATTTCGCGATGTACTGAGAATTTGAATGGTGTTTCTCGTTTAAGATCGACGTGGCGTTGTTTAGGTATGTTACTGATTCCGATCTTAACCATTGATTCGCAGTCGGATAATAATGCGTAAAGCGTGCCGGGTTTTGATGGGCGATAACCTGTAACCGCACAGGATGGGCAACGACTACTGGCGTGGACAAAGCTGCTTACACTCGGATACCAATCACCATGTGTGAGGCAATTAATAATAATTTTACTCCATACACCCATGTAATCATCGACCCATCCAACAAATACGTACCCGTCCGCCTCGGCAAGCTCTTTAATCTGTCGTTCTCGTGCATCTGGGGATATTGACTGTCGATCATCACGGCAGCCCGGACATCCGCCATACCCATTGACGAAGTAACACATATCCCTGTGCCAATCACCATGAATAGCACATTGTATGATTATTCTACTTTCAGCACTCCTGTACCCATCAACCCACCCAACAAATGTATAACCATTGGCAGTTGCTAATTCCGTCAGTTGTTTTTCCCGCGCGTCTCGGGGATTTCGGTTTAATGTACGATTTCGGTCATAGGAACATTTTGCACATCTGGTTCCACCATGGAGAAAAGCGTTGATAGCCGCATGCCATGACCCATGTTCGGGACAGTTGATAACCATCCTACTTTTACTACCCTTGTAACCGTCGACCCACCCAACAAACGAGTAACCGTCAGCCTCGGCAAGCTCTCGGAGTTGTCGTTCTCGTACGTCCTGGGGGATTTTTGTAGCCATTTCAGAACCTCGGTCAGAAGGTAGTCAGAGGGAGTGCGGAAACCAGTGACTAGCTGGCGTTCGGAAGCGATCCTATCCGCACGGATATTCTACTATGTCGGAGTTATCTGCGCCACCCTGACGGCGACAAGTTCCTGAATGGTCACATTAAACCGTTCGACGTCGGCCAACGAGTAGGTTCCATCGTTAAGCTGCGCCCAGGTGCATAGAGGGGGGCAGACACCATCTACCCCCGTACATGGGCGCATCAGATACCAGTTGACTATACTGTCGCGTTTACCGGGGCTGGCGGCCGCATTGCGTCGTCGATGGCGCTTTGCAGCCATGAGGAAAAATCCCCAAGATTGAACACCAGTAGTTTCGCCAATAGGGTGTTGTATTCGACCATTCGACCCGAGAAATCATCGACCGTCACCGGGATTGTCGTACTGGCGATGAACACCTGATTCATTAGGATCTCAGCAATTTTCGTTTTCGCACCGTACTGCATAGTCATAAACATGGTTACGACTATGTGCTCATCAATGGTCTTACCAATCTTTGCCGCGACGGCTGCGCGACCAATCAGGTCACCCGACAACATGCTCAACAGCTCGTCCTGTTTCACAGCGCTGGCCTGCGCGGCGTTGAACGTCCGCGCACCAACGGTGAATGCTTTGACTTGACTCATTGATTAACCCCGGCTCGCCGTCCAGTTGTTGAATTCGAACATGAACTGATCGTCATTGATGGTCATACCACCGCGACCACGCTCGCCGTCGTTCACCATCACGCCTTCGATACCGAGAGCAACCTCAAGGGTACCGATCTGCGTATAGGTCAGCGTGATGTTGGCGTTCGACGTGTGGAGGCCTTGCAAGTACGCCGAGTCGGGCGAACCCGGGTTGAGGTACAGGCTCACCGCACGCCCCGGGTTGATCCGGTTGAGGCGAATGGCGTTGCCGCCCTGGCCGCGCCGAAGCGCCGCCTTCGGATCGATTGGGGCGTCGGTGTACGGTGTTGCAGTCTCGCCCCAATCTTTGATCTGACGACCGTTGACGGTGACGACACAGAGGTCAGTGCTAAAGTTACTCAGAGACATTTGCGGTCACCCTTAGTAGACGTCGATATTGACTTGGACGGCGTGAATAGCGCCAGCGCGGAACACACGGATGCGGATCGGTGCGGATTTGCGTGCGTCACGATCAGCATCAGACAGAGTCAAAATGTCTTCCGGTTTGGTCAGGATCTCGAAACCGATGGTGTACGCGTCCAGACCATTGTCCGGGTTGGTGTAATTGCGCGGACCGAGGTACCCGTTACTGACGAACTGCTGACACACACGGCGAGCCGCACCAATCAACACAGCTTGACCGACTGGGGTTTGTGCCAGTTTGGTCGGCTGACCGGCGAGAGTGTTGTAAAGCGTAGTGGTCATGACGTTAATGAAGGCGTCGAGGTTCACCACATCGTCGATGTATTCACCGTATGTACTGTGCGTGAAGGTGTTGATCCACCGACCCTGATCCACCGACCCTTGGTTATCCACAACGGTATAGAACACGGCTTTGTTAGTCGCCAGCAGCATATTCGCGTACGACGTCGAATCGATGTCTTCAGCGGTCACACCTGGGGACTTTTTGAACTCGCCAGTGATAGTCGAGTTGTCAGCCGAATAGTTTACGGCTGCGAAGTGCTTGGCCAATGCGTTACCCGAGTAAGCATCGGTCGCATGGGTCGGCGTGAACACGTGGCGGTAACCAGCAGTCGTCAGGGTCTTGGCGATGTTACCAACAGCGTTCGTACGGATTGCAGTTGCAGCAGCGCCCGTCTGGTTGTTGATGAACATGCTGCCGTTGGCTTCGCACCAGATAGCGATAGTGGTGACAGTTGCACCAACGGCATAAACCGGGGCGGTGACCATCGTCCAGTACCACCACAACTTGGTGCGTGCCTTGGTCAATGTCACGGAGAAGTCGGCGTCGGCCAGGGCAGTCGCATACACGTAAACTTGGCGAGTCGCTGGGGTGCTACCCAACCAACGGTTTGCGGCCTTGTACGTTTCAGTGGTGGTTGCGAAATCGACCGCCAAATCCTTCAAGCTGAAATAAGTACGATACGTATCGGCGGTGAAACCGACCGGGAGTTCGGTGTTCGGGGCGAACAGCATCGCGCTTGCGAAGTTAGCTGTCCCGAGCCCAGCCGGACGAATTGTCGTGTTGATCTGAATAATCGAACTTGCTGGGTAGCTCATTTGCTAACTCCGAGAAGGTGTGTAATCCCGCGAGAGTCTATCACGGTACGTTGATCGTCTCTAGTACCGCGCCGTCTTCGTTTTCGACGATGATACTGGCGCTGAGAATGTTGTTGATATCGTTGATATTCGACACCTCGTAACCGAGGCGAATCGAGATCTGTGCGCGCTGTTCCCAGTTGACCGACTGCAATGCTGTGAGGTTGTTGGCGGCGGACGTACCGAGCCACCGTACCTTCGCCTTGAACAGATCAATCGACACGTCAGGGCGCTTGTTGCACTCCTTGAGACGTTCGACCCGGGCCATTGCGTCACCCCGGTAGAAATTCACACTCGCTGTGGCGATGACCTGGGCACGTACGTCGACCGTCACGAGGTTACCCGGTGTGTTGACCGGTATCAAATGAGCCTGTCCACGCTGGTCGATGCTTTGGCGTGGTCGGATCGATGCGTACTCACCCGTAGGCGATTTGGCGTTCTGATCCGCCAGGATGCACTCAGGGACACCCGTCACGGTCATGATGATCGGTCGAAGAATGGCGAAGAGTTGCTCATTGGTCATCGATACGACTCACGATAATTTTGCAGTAGTTGCGCCAGTACCGGTTGTCGCACTTGTGCGCTTTCCACGTCTGACCGATGAAACTCCACGTTCCCGTCTGGTCGATCAGTTGCATGTTACCCGCGTTCACGTAGATGCGTCGGGCGTCAACGATCCGTTCACCGCCTTGTTGCAGAAAGTCGAGTTCGCGCTCACTGGCCGGCTGGATGTTCACGGTGTAATCGGATGTGGTGGTCGAGCCAGGGACAAATATCCCGTCGACGTAGCCGCCGCCAGTCATCGCTGTACGAGTCGCAGGGACCGATACGAATACCGCGTCGATGTGGCCGATCATATCTAACGACAAGTTACAACCCCTCTGTCGGTTTTTCGTCGGTGACTGTGGACGTGACAGAGGCGCGCATTCTGCCGGTGTCGATAAGGGGGTTATCCGATCCCTTCTTGGCGATTGTATACGGTGCGTTCGGCGGTGTCTTTAGGTCCGTGATGTACTGCTGAGTCGCCCCCGCCGCCAGGATACCGACACCCTCGATCACAGTGTCAAGGTTTGCACCTTTGCCGATCTGGTCGCGGACGTAATCGATCACATCGATAGTGCCCGATTGTACCCCTACGTCGAGCCAGGGGCGTGCGGGAATCTTAGGGGGTCCATCAGTACCGAAGTGCTGAAGCGCGCCGAGTTCAGCCTCGGTCATCTGTTCACCTTCGACTTTTCCAGCATCCTCATGAATCCCGACGAGCGCGTACTTGCCTCCGCGAAACTTTTTCAGTTCCGTTTTCAGCGTGTCGACGGCCCGTTGGAAATCAACGGTTTTCAGTGAGATAGCCATGAGTCGGATAATACCACAATGGTTGTCGTGACAATCCTTACCCCGGTAATTCTATACGGGGTAGACATTCGGGGTATCGCTGAGAGTGCCGGAATAGACACCTCCTTTTATTCTATACCCCGATACCCTTAATAAATAATATTAGAATAGGAATGATACATATGTAATACAGTAACAGTATATAGCCAGCGGCGTGAGAGTGAGATCGATGCGGGGTATTCGGGTAACACCCCTCAAACCCGCGAGCTAGAGCGCTAGAATCGTACCCCGGATAGTTTGCGAGTTCCGGGGTACGGGGTATGGTTTCAGCACCGGTAAGCCTGGAAAAGACATCCTGTGACCGTAGTGCGCTATTTAGTCACGCATCGACTCGTCGGTCACCTTCATTTCCGTGACCAGAAAATTACACTGGACGTTTCGTGACTATATTTAGCAGCCTGGTCATTCCCCATCCGACGAACGGCTTTGACGAACCCGTCATTTGAGTCATACTTACATTGCCGCACAGACATGATAACGACGGCGCTACAAACGCATGGACGCTACCCAATCCAAATTGAGGTAGTGAAAATGAACACATTAGCAGCGGACTTCATCAAGATTGCCAACAAAGCGAAAGGCGTAGAAAGCGCCGCAAACGGTATGTTCTCGACGCTCAAGTCTGAGGATGTGAAAGACCTGAACCACTTCAACGAGAAGGTCAGGGACGCGTTCCAGGCCAACGGGTGGAGTCAGACGGCGGGACGCCCCGCAGCGGGCTCTAAAGAGAAGCCAGCCCCCGACGCAGTGAAACTCTACGTGTCAACTTTCCGAGCCGCCTATCGCCTGAAGCTTGACGTACTGTCGTTCGAGACGGTCGGGGCGATGCGCACCACCATCCGCGAGATACGTCAGGCCACGCACCAGCGCAAGCTTGCCGAGCCGCCAGCACCGTCGCGCCCTGAGATGGAAGGTGTGGATGTCAAAGGCCCTGACAGCCTCATAGGCGCCCTGTGGCACGACGCGATGCTACTGGCTGAGAAGATCCCCACCGACCACCAGCAGGAGATGGAACGTGAGGTGCGCATGGTGATGCAGAGGTTCCTGCGGTTCGCACCACCTGAACTCACATTGGTTCCTGCGGCGGCGTGATGAGTGTTGACGACCTCGTCAGAGTGTCATACGATGGGGTCGTCAACTTAATAACGAGTAGGGAGAGTGTCATGGGTCGTGAAGTAAGAATGGT